GTGCGTACGCTCGGTTGCTGGGCGCGTCGGCTCGGACGATCGCCTCGTACTTCGAGGCTTTGGAGCGTTGGGGGTTGGTGACCAGGGAAGGCAGCACCCGGTCGCGGAAGTTCGTGTTGGGTCCGACGCCGAACGTGCTTTTCTGCGAGGACGTGGTGGTTGGGATGTACGGCGACCAGGTCCTCGAGTCGGTGAAGGCTGGAACGATTACCGCCGGAATTTCGGTAATTGAGGGCCAAGGCAACCCTGTATCTGACTACGCAGTCCAGCAGCTGCTTGGGGTATACGGCGCTCAAACCTTTGTCACGTATGCACTTCCGGAGCCGTCGACTCTCACGGGAACCGGATCGGTCGTTCTTCCGGATTACCGCAACTTCTCCTCTCTCGTAGTTAATCTCAGTACGTATTCTAACTACGTACAGATTAAAGCACATGGAGAATTTGCAGAAATCGGGTTCCTGACGTACTCGGTCGATCTGCCCCCTGGCCTGGAAGTGGATAAGCGCATCACCTCCCCGAAGGAACGCGCGGCCCGCACGAAGACCTACACCCTGCCGCAGAAGTCCTGGGCGTTCACCAAGCCCGGCTGGACCCTGGAGCGGATCAAGGAAGTGGACACCGAGCGGTACCCGCAGGTCATCGAGATCCTGGACTACTGGAACGAGCAGTTCCAGAACGAAGACCGGCTCAGCCCGTACAGCTACGCGATCATCCGGACGCTGCTGTCTGAAGAGGCCATTCCGCTCGAGGGCGTGAAGCGCGGGATTCGCGCAGCCCGCCTGGACCCCTGGTGGGCCGACAAGGCCAACCTGGACAACTTTCTGAACAAGCCGTCGCGAGTCCGCCAGCTGTCCAAGAAGTCCACCCACGACCGGTACGGCCGCAACATGGACGTGCACCCCAAGGGCGAAGTCATCGCCGTCGAGTTCTAGGCTGTAAGGTTCTCCTACCTACCGTCAATTCACATAGACACCTCTACCACGCGAAAAGATGGCTGACGGAACTGATAAGGCACATGCGTTGCGCGCCGGGCGTTCGATGCTCCAGGAATGCCATGACTGTCATGGCAAGCCCTTGGGGCAGCATGTGTGTGCGTTCTTGACCGGCACGTTTGACCAGAACAACTGGAATTGCGGGACCTGGGCGCGGCTGGAGCGGACCGCGACCCGTTTTGAGGGCAGTGAGTTGGAAGTGCTGCTGCACGAGACCCCCAACGGGACCACGGTGGTCTGGTTCCGGCGGGTCGGGAACGCGCAGCGGGTCCGCAAGGCGCTGGCCTTCACCGCCAACTTCCAGCTCGTGCCCGTCACCCTGGAACTACTCGAGTCTATTCATGTCCGAACCGCTTAAGGCGGTAGTTGTGTTTTCGACCGCGTTCGTGTTGGACGTCTGCTGGGCGATCTATATCCGGCGGACGGCGGCCGGGAAGGCGGCGGCGGCGGCGAGCTTCGCCACCGTGCTGTACCTCCTGGGCGCCTACAACACCATGTCGTTTGTGAATCAGCCGTGGCTTTTGGCCCCGATCGCGGCGGGCGCCTGGCTCGGCACTTACACTGTGGTCCGGTGGGAGCACCGGGGAGGGGAGTCGTGAGCACTCGTCGTCGTCGTAGTCAGCGGGAAGAGATCTACTCGTTCATCAAGCGTCGGCCTGCGAACGGGGCCACCCGGAAGGAGCTGACCACCCGCCTGGGCATCCTGCACCAGTCCGTGGGCCCGCGGGTGCTGGAGCTGATCTCTGCTGGCCTGGTCAAGCAGACCAAGGACACGCGGAACGGCTGCCACGTGCTGGTGCCGCGCGCGCGGAGGACCAAGTGATGGACGCCCAGCTTTCGGAAAATTTGCTGACGGCCAAGGAGGTCGCCAAGCGGCTCAAGGTGTCCCTGCGTCGGGTGCACCAGCTGGAAGTCCCCAAGATCCGGCTGGGCGCGCGCACCGTGCGGTTCCGGGAGCGCGACATCGTGTCCCTCATCGATTCGCGTGCTTCGCGCAGCTGACCTGCTGCACCTCCAGCTCACCCCGACAGAACTCGAACGCTCCCGCTTTTTCGCCGGGAACGCCGAAGTCGGCGGCCGCAGCCAGGTTCGCCAGGCCCAGGACCGGAAGGATTCCTTGGCCACGGACCAGGCTGTCGGCCAGCTCGGGGAGATGGCCCTGAGCAAGTACCTGGGCGGCACCCCGCTGTTCTACGAGGTCACGCGCAGCATTCGGGACCTGGACCCCACGCGCGGGGACGACGGCGGCGACCTGCTGGCGTCGAACCTGGACGTCAAGTGCAGCCTGATGCGGGCAAGCACGGACCCGCTCAAGTACCGACTGCTTGTAAGACCGAGGGAGCGCCACGTCAATTCTGTATACCTGCTCGCGCTGGTGGAGCAGGACGTATGGCAGACCGGCAAGGTCTGTCTGGTCGGCTGGTGCCGGGATCGAGACCTGCCTGCCGAGTGTGCGCGAGACGGACCGTTCGCCGGTGCCTACGTCATCCCCGCCACCCAGCTGTACCCGTTGCCCCCGCTCGAATTCAACTGGCTCTGGAACTTCAACGAGATCACGTGTCGCACGACTGGCTGACCCAAGACCACCTCGAGTTCCTCAAGGCACTCCTGCCGGAACTGGAAGACCGCACCGCCAAGCGCCGCGCGCGCGAAATGTTGTACGGGCTCACCGTGCAGCTCACCCAGCAGCTCACCGAAGACGCCGGTGAAGAGCTGATGTCCGAGCAGGAAGTCCCGCTCACCGAATCGGACCTGCAGGACGTGAACGCCCTGCTGGCCAAGGGGGTGCAGCACAACGGGGTGTTCCCGGAGCTGTCGGCCGTGCGGGTCGGCCGTGCGCTGCGGGTGGTGAGCGAACTGCTGGGCCGGGCCGCGGTCGGGGTCCTGGACCTGGAAGACCAGGAAGGCCTGGCGTGGATCTTCGACGTCGCGGCGGACGCCAATGAGGGCGTGAACCGCGGCAACGTGCGGCGGCTGGAGAACCTCGTCCGGGCGGGGCTCGGCCTGGACGTTCGGCTCACCAACTACTCGCCGGTCAACAGCGAGTTCCCGGCCTGATGCGGTTCCCGGGCGCGAAGTGCATGGAGTGCGGGCGTCCGCTCGGGGAATCCGTCATGCCGGATCGTCCGATGTCCATGCTCGACGTGTTGTGCCCGCAGTGCATGCTCGACCTCGAATTCATCTCTCCACCACCACTCAATGACCCTGAAGACAGCGAAGACCGATTGGGACTGGCTCGAAGGCACGATCGAGTACCCGGAGTTTCGTCCATTTCTGATCGGCGTGCTCGAACGCTGTGGGATGCCCTTGGTGCTCTGCTACGACCGTTCCGCCGTATTGGACTACCTGACCGAGCAGCTTGGAAACGCGGACGACGCACTTGAACACTTTGAATTCAATGTCCTTGGCGGATATGTCGGACCCACAACACCCTTCTTCCTCGATCGCACCGTGGCTGCTGAACTCGGTGGAATGGCACCCGGCCCTGATGGGGAAGGCGCCGATCCCTGAGCAGTTCTCCGACGCCTCGATCGACATCGTGCCGCACCGCACCCTGAAGGAGTGCGTGCTGCGCTACGGCAAGGAGTTCTGGCAGGCGGCCAGCAAGGGCATGGCCCCGCTCTTCCTGGGCCCGCCCGCGCTGTACAAGTCGTACGCCGCCGCCGCCCTGGCCAAGGCGCTCCACGAGCGGGCGTGTATCCACGTGGCCTGGTGCGACGTGCCGATCACCCTGAACGGCCTGGAGCGGCGCCGGTTCGACCGGGCGACCGACGAGCAGATCGACCGCTGGAAGCAGGTCCCCTTCCTGGTCATGGACGACTTCGGCATGACCAAGCTCGACAGCTGGCAGTACGGGGTCATGGCCGAGATCGGCATGGCCCGGTTCGACACCGGCCGCCCGACCTGCTGGACCGGGAATATCGAGGTCGACAGCCCGCCCACGGTCGAGAAAGTGAACGAAGCCCTCCGGACCACTGCCGGGGTCCAGCTGGCCCGGCGGATCATGGAAAGGAGCGAAGGCTACCGAGTCTACGTCCGCGGCGTGTAAGAATCCCCACCCCTTCCGTCATTTCTAATTGCCCACCATGCAGATCACCTTCGAGCTGGCTGTCGTCGATTACGACATCATCGAACTCCGCTGGCCTGTGTCGTTCGGCCGGGTCACCGCCGAGCCGTACCATGCCATTGCAGAGGCCTTGGAGCCTGTTAAGGGCGTTGATCGCGTGGAGGTCCTCAGGTACACCGCCCACATCGAAATAGCGGAGCATGTGGAGAACCTGGGGACCGTGCTTGAGGACATCCGGGACCACCTCCTGGATGACAAGAACTTGGCGCATGTCCTGGCCGAGGCTGGGGTGACGAACTACGGCGTCACCGTGTGTCCGGGTGTGGTGACTCGGCGTAACGAACCGTAGGGGCTGGACAAAGGGTTGGGGAGCGGCGCCATCCGGAGCTTCGGCTTCGGGTGGCGTCTGCTCTTTCCGACCTATTACCGCCTATGCACGCCTTTCTGCACTCCCAGCAACGCAATGCAACCTGTGCGGTGGCGGCCGTTCGAACGGTGCTCCACCGGCAGTTCGGCGCGCGTATCGCCGAGGCCGCCCTGGTGGCCCTCGGCACGGAGGCCCACGACCCGATCGTCAAGACCGGGAGCGACACCAGCGACATCCGCCGGATGGTCCGGCACGCCTCCCGGGCCTACAACCTGGGTCCGCCCTGGACGCTCCGGGCCCGGAAGCACGGCAGCTGGCGGCAGCTGCAGTACTGGACCAGGCAGGGCCGCTGGCCGATCTGCCAGGTGTTCGTGCCGGAAGCCCTGGAGCACCACGCCGTTGTGATCATCGCGGTCGAATCCGACCGGATCCAGTACTTCGATCCCGACCCTTCCGTAGGCAAGAAACCCCGGTGGATGTCCAAGGCGCGGTTTCTCGAGTGGTGGGCTTCGCCGCTCACCGGCGAGACGTGGTGGGCCGTGGTGAACGGCGGCGATTTGCTGCAGTACGAGTGACGCTTAACCCCGTGTCGCTTCGACCTATTGGTAGCCCGCGCTGGAGGATCGATGGCCGCTGGAACGTATGACATGGTGTGTGAGCAGGGAGCCACGTTCCAGCGCTCGCTGGTGTGGCAGGACGAGACGGAGTCGCCGATCAATCTGACCGGCTACTCGGCCCGTATGCAGGTGCGCCCGTCGATCAAGTCGACTGAGGTCGTCACCGAGCTGACCACGGCCAACGGCCGGATCGTGCTGTACCCGCTGCTCGGCAAGATCGAGCTGAACCTGACGGCCGTGCAGACCGCGGCGCTCGCCGCCAAGCAGTGCGTGTACGACCTCGAGCTGGTCTCCGGATCCGGATTCGTGACGCGGCTGCTGCAGGGCGCGTTCACGATCACGCCTGAGGTTACCCGGTGAGCAACACCGTCCAGCTAGAGTCGACGCCGACCCAGGTCATCGTCGAGCAGGACGTGGTCCGGGTGGTCGCCGAGCAGACCTCGGTGCGCGTGGTCTCGGCTGGTGTGCAGGGACCCGCGGGTGGCTCTGGGCCGCTCCGCACGGCGAATCCGACCTGGGCGGCGACGATGGCGCTCGACTGGTCGAATGCCGATGTGGTACGGATCACTCTCGCAGGGAACACGACGTTCACGTTCACGGGGGCGCAGAACGACCAGCGCCTCATGCTCGAGTTGACGCAGGACGCTACCGGTGGCCGCTCGGTCACCTGGCCCGCGAATCTGCGCTATTCGGGAACCATCCCCGCAATTGCGCTCAGCACCGCGGGCGGCAGGCTCGACCGTATCGGCTTCATCTACCGCGCAGGAACCAACACCTACGACGTGATCGCGATTGCGATCGGCTTCATCTGAGGAGGAGTACATAAATGGCTAACGCGATCTATCCCAAGGCGAAGGAGCAGTTCCTTCAGGCTGGTATCAACATGTCGTCGGCGACCATCAAGGTGGCGCTCGTCGATACCGGCACCTACACCTACTCGGCTGCGCACGAGTTCCTGTCTTCGGTGAGCGGCATCGTCGGCACCGCGCAGACGCTCGGCAGCAAGGCGTTCACGAACGGCGTGTTCGATGCGGCCGACGTGACCTTCCCGGCGGTGACGGGCAACACGGCCGAGGCGCTGCTGATCTACGTGGACACCGGTGTGGCTGGCACCAGCCGCTTGATCCTGTTCCAGGACACGGGCGTCACGGGCCTCCCGGTCACCCCGAACGGCGGTGACATCAACCTCGTGTTCGACAACGGCGCCAACAAGATCTTCGCTCTGTAATCGACATCGAGTAGGCGGAGCACGGCGCCTTTCTGGACATTGCGGTTCAGGAAGGCGCCGTTGCTGCTTTAAGCACCTAAGACTGAAAGGTAGGGATTACACACCGAGGGCCGACGTATGGCAAGCAGCACAGAGGGGGCAGCCGCGCTAAAGTTTCCGTGGATGACCGTCACTAGTCCGACGTTCACGAACTTTACGCTTGATGTCTCCGGGGAGCGGTTCGGGTTTGTGTTTCGTGTTCCGAAGACCGGAACCCTAAAGTACCTGCGATTCCGCATTGCAAGTATCGTGTCATCGGCGGCGATCCGCGCTGGTGTGTATGCGGTTGACGTTGCCACGGGATTTCCGACCACGCAGATCCCGGGGTCGTCTAACGGTACGGTGACGCCTACGGCTCCGGGGCAATGGGATATCACGCTGAGCGCTGGAGCCTCAGTAACCGTTGGTGACGTCGTGGCGGTCGTTGTTGAGTTTGACAGCACGATTGGTAACCTTGGCGTCGGCCGCTACGCGACGAATCTGCCGTTCCCGTACGCGGTCTCGTTTAACGGCACATCGTGGAGCAAAGCCACCGGCCAGCCCGCCATGGTTATAGGCTACGACGACGACACGTATCCGATGTTTGATGGAGTCCAGAATCCGTCGTTTGCGTCCGTTACCTACAACCCAGCCAGCACGCCGTACGACGAGTACGGCCTCGCCTGGACTCCGGCTGCACCTGTGCGCCTCAAGGCAGTGATGGCGTACCTCGCGCTCGTAAGTGCGAACGGAAACTATGACGTGGTGCTCTATCAGGGCACGACCGCGTTGGCCACCAAATCCGTTGATGGGCATGTGTTGTCGCTGATTACAGGGACCCAGCACCTGGTATCGTTCGACAACCCGGTCAACCTGACGGCAGGTCAGCAGTATCGTCTGGTGATCAAGCCCACGGTATCAAGCCAAGGTGTGCAGCTGTGGTATAGCGGCATTGCAAGTGCCGCTGAACTGAATGCGTGGAATGGACCCGACTACTATTTGACGCGCCGAGTTGATGGTGGCGCGTGGAGTGATGATTCTGGAGCGGTACCGTGGATCACCCCGATCTTCGATCAGATTGACGACGGCACTGGTCCGGACATCACGGGCACGTACACGATCAGCGGTGTGGTGACGCAAGCCGGGAACCCCGTGAGCGGGGCAACGGTGCGACTGATTCGTCAGAGCGACAACGGCATTGCTTCGACCACCACGAACGCGCAGGGCCAGTATTCGTTCAGCGTGGCAAGCGGGCATTTGTACCATGCGATCGCGGAGTGGACCGACGGCGGGCAGAAGTACAATGCCAAGAGCCTGTGGGACCTCACGCCGGTCGCACCGTAACGGAGACCAGGTATGCCGACCAGGCAGATTGGAGCCGAGATGGTGGGGTGGGAAGGTCACGATAACACGTGGTCGATTTGGTGCGACGACTTTGATTGGGACAACGTGGTAGCCGGGCGCGCGTACGGAAAGCCGCTTACGGATATGTTCGCCACAGAGTTGCCTTCGACATTGCAGCTCGGCCGAGACAAGCGCTTGGTGGTGGACATTTCGGGCATGCCGGTGGGCGAAGACTTCCGGCTCTGGCTTGAGTTCGACATGAATGACAACACGATGGTACGCGTGCCGGACGCGTACGACCTGCTCACGATTCGATGATCTCGGACATTGATCAGCTCAACGTGCGGATTAACGCCTTGCAGCAGCAGTTCCTGACGCTGCACGAGGAAGTCCGGCACATGCAGAAGCAACTGAGTACGCTCGGGTCGCCCTGGTGGCGGCGGGTCTTGTTTCGTCTCGACGGCTGGCCGCCGTGGTGGATTGTGGCCGAACGACCGAAGTGGCGTCCCTGGCGGCGCTGGTGGAGGAGTTAGGCAATGAGCGCATTGTACTTACACGACGAATTGTCTGACATCAGCCTTGGGACGAACAACACCAACAAGGCTGGGGCGGCCGTTGCGTGGCGTGCGCGTGTGGCCAAGCCGACCCCGGAGACTACGGCGAATGTGACCGCTACGGTCGCGTCGGTAACAGGACCCACGAACGGTCTGGAGACGGGCAACCCGGTCAACGAGTGGATCAGTGCTCCGTTGGCGGCCGCGGTGACGATCAGCGGTACGATCAGGTTCAATATGTGCGCGCGCGAATCAAACGCCATGGCTAACGCTGGCGTGGGTGTCGTGGTGCAGCGACTCAACAACGTAGGAACCGTGGTCTCGACAATTGTCGACTCGGTTCAAGGAACGGAGCTAGGTACCACTAATGCCCGTCGCACCTGGACGGCGACGCCAACCAGCACCGCGATGGCGGTGGGCGATCGATTCCGTATTCGCGTGTATTTCGACGACGCTGGTGGTACCATGGTTACGGGGTACACCCTAACACTGACGTACGACGGGACCAACGCAGCAATCGGCGATTCCAACGTGGACTTTGCCGAAACGCTCTCGTTCATGTCGGGGTCATCAGGCGGCCTTGGGGCGTTTACACCGGTGACCACAGGCATTCCCACTGGGCGAATTATTAATACGGTCGCTTATGCCAATAATCTGTTTGTTGCAACGGCGACGAATTTTACTCAGCAGACTTCAGTATACACTGCGTCAGACGTCGCTGGTCCGTGGTCTCTTGTTGGCACACTTCCAACAGTTAACTCGGTAGCACGCCTTAAGTATGTAAACAATATTTGGATCGCATTGGCTGGGGGGTTATATACCGCAACCAACCTAAGCGGCCCATGGACAGACAGAACTCCGGCAGACGCAAACAACAGTGAAGATTTTGTGTTCGAGAATAATCAGTATGTGCTGGTAGGAGCGAGTTCTGGTGTAGGAGCGGTATGGTTCACTTCAGACATACTGCAACCGTCCTGGACGCGGACCACGATTGCGGGTACGAGCATACTGGCGGGCATCGCCTATGGCGACGGACTATGGGCTACCTGCGATTCCTCAGGTGCTTCCGGCAAGGTGTACACCGCAGCGTCTCCGTCTGGCCCATGGACTCAACGTACGAGCCCGACAGCCAACTACACGTCAATGTACTATAGCAACGGCTATTGGGCTGCCGGTACTGGATCGTTGGGTGTGGTATATACTACCAATCCTACAGGTACATGGACTCTTACAGGCTCCACTGAATTTGACGGCCTTTCTACTGACGTGATTGTCTATAGTGCAAGTACCGGTTTTTGGTATACAACCGCTGGTTCACGCTTAGCTTGCACCAGCAATTTTACCAGTTGGACGTTAATTGACAATGTGCTTTCAGGGAGTAGCCTGGAAGGCATCGCCTTGTATGATACGGGCATTTTTGTAGGCGGGCAAAGCGGAAAGTCTGCTTACGCTCCGCTGTCATCGCCGTTGTTTCTTACAGACGTGATCAGTTCAATTACTGACCAAGGCGCAAGTGTTACGGAACTGACTGCGTGGACTAGCCGAGGGAACGGTTAATGGCAGCGTCAACCGCAGTACGTACTACCCTGGCGGGCTTTGTCACGCAACTGCAGTGGACTGCCACGGCGAACGGCAACGCTGTCGAGTGGTATACGCCGCGGCTGTCAGCCGCCACGCTCTCGGGCCTGGTGTCCGCAAATGTGCGGGTCTCGCTAAGCAATGCTCTGGCCAACGCGACCGTGCGGTTGCAGATCGCCGTAGTCGATAACGACGGTACCAATCAAGTTATCTATGGCGCAGGCAACGCTAATGTCGAGCCCGGTACAACGGAGACCGTGTGTACGGTCGTAGTCGCTGGCCCGGACACTGCTATTGCGGCGGGACAGCGCCTTCGCTTCAGGTTCTCCCTTGATGACTTCGAAGCGGCGATGGGTGCCGGGTACACGGCGACGCTGTACTACAACAGCGCCACGGCTGATGTGTCTGGTGATACGTACATCACCCTGCCGGTGGTGCTGGCGGAGTACAATCAAACATTAACGCTTACTGGCGTCGAGTCCACAAATGCGTTTGGTGCGCCGACAGTGTCGGCGGCTGTCCAGTCACAGACGATCGAAGCGACCGCCGTCGACGATTCGACCGACGCGTTTGGTGCGCACGCGCTTCAGCTCAATCTGACGGCCACTGCTGTCGACGACAGCACAGAAGCGTTCGGGACGCCGACGGTCGACGCTGGTGCGGTTTCGCTTACGGCCTCTGCGGTTGACGACAGCACGGACGCGTTTGGAACGGCTACCGTTGAGGTCGGTGCGGTTACGCTTACCGCGTCGGCCGTTGACGATAGCACTGACGCCTTCGGCACCCCGACGGTGGCCGCTGGTGCGGTTTCGCTTACGGCCTCTGCGGTTGACGACAGCACGGACGCGTTTGGAACGGCTACCGTTGAGGTCGGTGCGGTTACGCTTACCGCGTCGGCCGTTGGCGATAGCACGGACGCGTTTGGAACGGCTACCGTTGAGACTGGTGCGGTTACGCTCACCGCGTCGGCGGTGGACGACAGCACGGACGAGTTCGGCGCGCCGACGATCGCAGCCGGTGCGGTTACGCTTACGGCCTCAGCATTTGACGATAGCACGGACGCTTTCGGATCTGCGGTAGTTACGCCGCAGGCAGTAACGCTGACCCAGGCCGGTGTTGACGACTCGACGGATTTGTTTGGTAGTCCGACGGCGAGTGCTGGTGCGGTTACGCTGCAAAGCGAAGGGTACGACGACTCCACCGACTTCTTCGGCCTTCCGACTGTAAGCGTTGGTGCGGTAACGCTGACGCAGACGTCAGTTGTCAATGTCACGCTGTTCGGGCACCCAGAGAGCGACGCGCCGTTCCAAGCGCACGACCTCACGGCTGAAGCGGTATTCAACACACAGCAGTTTGGTACGGCACAGGTAATTCCTGGGGCGGTGACGCTTACCGCGACCGGGGTTAGCGAGTTCACCTACACGGCACCGGTAGGCAACGACGGCAACCTGGCCCTCGAGCCGTACAACCCACCGTCCGGCAACTTTGCCAACTTCGACCTGGCCAGCCGGTTCGGGCTGCACACGGTCACGGCCGGGGCGGCTACCCTTACGGCGTCAGCGGTTGACGATGGCACGGACCTCTTCGGTTCAGCTTCGATCACCACGGGTGCGGTAACGCTAGTTGCTGCGGCGGTCGACGACAGCACGGGTGACTTTGGCTCGGCCACGGTTACCACTGGTGCGGTCCTGGTCCAGCAGTCGGCCTTTGACGACAGCACGGACGCCTTTGGCTCGCCCACCGTCGCACAGGGTGCTGTCACCCTTACGGCAAGTGGCTACGACGATAGCACGGACGCGTTCGGCACTCCAAGCCTCGGGCTGAGCCTCGCAGCGAGCGGCGTTGACGACTCGACGGATACGTTCGGGTCGGCGCAGCTCCGGCTGAATCTGTCGGCATCTGGAGTTGATGACGCGACCGACGCTTTTGGTGCGGCAACGGTTACGGTTGGTGCGACGACGCTTGCGGCCAGTGGTGTTGACGATAGCACCGACAACTTCGGGTTCCCGGTCATTGCGACGGGGCCGGTGCTGGTCCAGCAGTCAGCATTTGATGACAGCACGGACGCCTTTGGTGCGCCGACAGTAAACCGTGGGGCGGTCACTGTCACGGCGACCGGATATGACGATTCCACGGATGCTTTCGGCTCTCCGAACCTTGGGCTGAGGCTTACTGCGAGCAGTGTTGACGATTCGAGCGACGCTTTCGGGTCGGCGCAACTCCAGCTGAATCTGTCGGCTGCTGGAGTCGACGACTCCACGGACGCGTTCGGTACGGCTACGGTCACTGCTGGCGGTACAACCCTGGTGGCCAGTGCGGTCAATGATAGCACGGACGGCTTCGGCACGCCGGTCATTGCCACGGGTCCAGTGCTTGTTCAACAGTCGGCCTTTGACGACAGCACGGACGTCTTCGGTGCTCCGACGGTCAACCGCGGCGCAGTTACGCTCACGGCGGCCGCGTACAACGATTCCACGGATTCGTTCGGTGCCCCTCAGCTCAATCTGCGTCTTACAGCTACGGCTGTCGATGACAGTACGGATTCCTTTGGCGCTGCCGCGCTGCGGCTCAACCTGGTCGTCAGCGGGGTTGACGACACTACCGATGCGTTTGGCGGCGCAAGCCTACGGCTGAATCTTACGGCTGCCGGAGTCAATGACAGCACGGATTCGTTTGGCTCAGCCAGCATTACCACTGGCGCAGTGCTGGTCCAGCAGTCGGCTTTTGACGACAGCACGGACGCGTTTGGTACGCCCACGGTCACGTTGGGCGGTGTCGCCCTGGTCGCGTCTGGTGTTGATGATAGCACCGACGGTTTCGGTTCTGCGGTTGTCAGCACAGGCGCGGTTACGCTATCGGCGTCTGGCGTTGACGATAGTACGGACCAGTTCGGTACCCCGGTGTTGTCCACCGGGGCGCTCACGATCGTTGCCACCGGGGTGGCCAATGCGCAGGCCTTCGGGACGGCGGCGTTTACAGCGGGCTCCGTCACGATCACCAGTTCCGCGGTGGTCAGTGGGGGTCAGTTCGGTGCTCCGGTCGTTGCTCCGCAGGCGGTCACGCTGCAGGCGGCCGCGGTAGACGATTCGACCGACGCCTTCGGTACGCCGGTTGTCTCGACCGGGCAGATCGTTCTTGCGCAGAGCAGTGTCGACGATTCGACGGATGGGTTTGGTGCTCCGACGGTCACGTCTGGTGCGGCGTCGCTCCTGGCGACGGGTGTCAGCGACGGCGATACCTTCGGCTCGCCGCTGGTCGTTGCCGCCACCGTCCTGAGTGCCCAGTCGGTCGACGATTCTGTCGATGTCTTTGGTGCGCCCACCGTAGCGCCCGGTGCGCGGACGCTCTCGGCCAGTGGTGTCGCCGAAGCTGACCAGTTTGGGTCACCTGTCGTGGCGCCGGGGGCCGTCACGGTCACGGCAGCCGGTGCGGTAAATCCGAGTGCCTTCGGCCTGGCGACCGTCAACCGCGGCGCGTTCACGCTGTCGGCCACCGGCGTCGATGATCGGACGGATGGGTTTGGGGCACCGACAACCGCGGTCGGGCCGGTAACGCTTTCTGGCAGCGGGTTCGCTGACCCTGACCAGTTTGGGGCCCTGGTTGTCTCTCCTGGGCCGGTGTCAGTCGCTCCGACCTCGGTCGACGACGCAACCGATCAGTTTGGGGCGCACAGGATTCTTGACTACGGTAACGGACAAGTCTCCGCCTTCTTCGCGTTCTTTTAGCGTTAACGTGTCCGCGGCCTGAGCTGCTTGACGCGACGTATTGCTGAACTCTTCACCTCGCCATTATGCCACCCCGAACTAGCCGCCTTCTCCGCTGGGCGCTCGGCCTCGGTCGGTGGATATACACCTACCAAATAACGAGGACCATTATGAACGCTATTGTGTCGCTTCTGCTTCGTGTTGCCCTGGCGGATATCGCCAAGGGTATTGTCGCTGGTCTCGCTCCGACGCTCCGCGCGGTGCAGGCGTACAACCTTCAGCCCGCCGACCTGGCCGCGTTGTTCGGACATGTCGCGATGCTGGCAAAGGGCGCAACGCCCCAGTACGCCCCGCTGGCCCACATGGCGGCCGAAGATGTCAAGGATATGGCCGAGGCGCTGTTCGGCCTGCTGAAGTCGCTGATGACGGAGTACGGGATTGCCCTGACGAATGAGCAGATCGGTACCTTGCTGGCGGCCGTCGTGGCGCGCGTCCAGGTCAAGTTCCCGGCAGCGGCCTAATGGAGTCCATTTTTGACACGGAAACCGCCATCGTCCTCGGTCTGGCGATCGCCCTGGGCGTGTGGTGGTTGTGGAAAAACCCCAATCCGCCTCCCAAGCCACCGGAAGAGGTCGATCCTGACCAGCCGGTTAGCGACGAGCCCAAAGCGGAGTAAGTAGCACCCAATATCGGCGGTTCTGTAAGGAGTGGCACACCTTGGTCAATTAGGTGTGCCACCCTTTGTTTTGGATCCCTTGTGATTTCCCTTCTTGAAGCAACCACCCGCCTGTTCCGGGGCCGGGGCGACGTCTACGCCCGGGCCTTTGCCAAGGACGGGCAGCCTGGCAAGGTCGGCTACACCCTGGTCAAGGAGCCCCTGACCCAGGAGCTGCTCCAGGACCACCTGTCTGGCAAGACCCTGCTGGGTCAGTACCAGCTGCTGTCCGACTCCACGGTCTATTGGTTCGCCCTCGACTTTGACGACGACGGCGACGCTGGACAGGTCTATGACCAGGCTTCGCGTCAGCTCGAGGCGTTCCAGGAGGCGGGTCTCCAGACCTACCTCGAGCAGTCCCGTTCTGGTACCGGCTGCCACGTCTGGGGGTTCTTCGACAGCCCCGTCCCTGCCGTAGATGTCCGGAAGGCCCTGAAGCCGCTTCTGGTCGACGCTAGCAGCTTCGACCGTCTCTACCCTGTTCAGACGACCGTCAGCGAAGCCCGGCCGTACGGCAACCTGATCGCGCTCCCGTTCTTCGGCGCGGAGGCCCGGGCAGGCTGGTCGAGCCCCTTCGGCCCCGGCGTTCCTGGCGGCGCCAGCGTGTTCCTCAACACCGAGACCCTCGAGCCCATCGGCCCGGCCGTGTTCGTGGAGACCGTCCGGTACAACAACCGATACGTGATCGAGGAGCTGGCGAGCAATGCGCCGTCCGAGCCCGCGCCGTCGACGTCTTCCCGGAGCGAGGACTATGAGCCGGTCGCGTACGGTGAGACGTACGCCGGAGGGCGGCCGGATAAGCCGCTCAACGGCGTGGTCAAGCTGGTGTCCGACTACGGCTGCCAGTTCATGTCGCACGCGTTCGTTAACCGCAAGAACCTGTCGGAGCCGATGTGGTATGCGGCCATCCAGCAGCTGACCTGTTTCCAGAACGGTCGGGACGCGGCGCACATGATCAGCCGCGACTATCCCACGTACTCCGAGTCCGAAACCGACGCCAAGTTCACCCAGGCCCTGCGGCATCCGCCGGTCGGGTGCCGGTACATCCAGGAGCACTTCCCGCAGCTCGCCTGTAAGGGATGCACCGCCAAGGCACCGTACCACCTCGCTGATCGTCCGCTCGCGGGGCTCGCGAAGGAAACCACCGAGCCGATGCTCCACTCGGACTACAAGGGCTCGTTGGACCGCATGCGCCGTCGCAACCGCGGCGAGATGCCGGTTGGGGCCTTGTGGGGCACGGCCGGACTGGACCAGTACACCCGCCTTCGTCCCAAGGAGCTGACGGTCGTTGGTGCGCTCCCGTCGATCGGTAAGACCGCCCTCCTTGTGGATGCCGCGGTGTCGCTGGCTGAGCGCGGTGTCCCGGCGCTGGTGTTCAGCGCGGAGACCGGCCGTGAAGGCCTGGAGGAAAGGCTCCTGGCGCGCGTGTCGGGCGTCGACTCCCGTGCGATTCGTGGCGAGCGCATCTGGGCAGGCAACCCGATGCCGCTCACGGCCGACGAAGAGCGCGCCGTCGACCAGGCGGCCGAGCGCCTGCACCGCCTGCCGCTGTACGCGCACTACTCCGCGAGTCAGCCGGACCTGATCATCAACCTGATTGAAGACACCGTGCTTCGCGAGCGCCTCAATCTCGGCGCGCCGATGGTGATCTTCATGGACTACCTGCAGTTCGGCTCGCTGGATGTGGACGGTGGGCTTACCGAGTACGAGAAGCTCAGTCGCCTCTCCATGGAGTTCAAGTATCTGGCAAAGGTTCTGCGCCAGCCGGTCGTGATCTTCTCGCAGCTGAAGCGCGAGAAGGAGTCGGACGACGAGCCGCAGATCAACTGGTTCAAGGGCACGGGCCGCATTGAGGCTGACGCGGACGTTGCCATGATCTTGACCGGTGAGCGCACCCCGGGCGCCATCGCCAAGCGCAAGCTCTCGATCGTCAAGCAGCGCGAAGGCGAAGCCGGAATCTCGATCGATCTCCTCCTGCATCAGACCATCGCCAAGTTCGAACCCGCCCCGACGGTGACCGAGCAGACGGTTACCAAGGACATCTTCTCCATGTCTCCCAATGCTTTCGTTGACTGATCCCCTTGCCGAACAGCGCGAGGACCTGGCCCGTTACGGGCAGAAGGTCCTCACCCTCGACGCTCCGACCGACACGCTGCCCCTCCGATTCACGATCGACCTCCAGCTGAGCAAGGACACGCGGCAGCCGGTCCGGTACTGGTACGTCACCAGGGCGTGCGAGCTTCCGGCGGTGCTGGCGTGGCTGGGGCCGCTCAAGATGATCGCCCTGGACCTCGAGACGTCCGGGCTGAACGCCTTCGACGCCAAGATTGCCACCCTGCAGCTGGGCACGCTCGAGACCACTAATCCCGACCAGCCGCATGCGGTTGTGCTGGACGTCCGGATGTTCAGCGACGCCGAGTTGCGCCCGATCTTCGACGTGCTGGAAAGCCGCGAGGTGACCAAGCTCGGCCAGAACGTCCGGTTCGAGTATCGGTTCCTCCGGGCCCAGTACGGTGTCATGTGCCGGAAGCTGGCGGACACCCAGGTCGCGGAGATGGTGATCCGCGCGGGTCTGCTGTCGCCGAAGGGACAGACGCGCGGCAAAGGCGAGGAGCGCAGCGCATACAAGCTCTGTTCGATGGCGGCCCTGATGGAGCGGTATGCGGGCGTCGAGATCGACAAGAGCGAAGACATCCGCACCGGGTTCTTCCGCACGGCGCCTGGACAGCACTCGCTGCGGCAGATCGTCTACGCCGCGAGCGACGTGATCTTCCCGTTCGTGATCGCTAAGGCCCAGCGCAAGCTGATCGAGGAGCGCGGCATCCGGGGGATCATCAAGGTCGAGATGGAGCTGATCCCTGTCCTGGGAGAATTGGAGCACCGCGGCATCCGGATTGAGAAGGTGCAGTGGCGCGCCCTGTGGCAGGAAGCACTCGCCAAGCGCGCGGAGGCGCAGGCCGAACTGGACGAGCTGATCCGCCAGTACACGATGCAGCCGGATCTGTTCGACACTGCGGAGCACAAGGAGCGGCCGATCTATCCGAAGGCGAATAGGCCGCTGAACTACTCGAGCGCAGAGCAGGTCAAGTGGGCGCTCAAGGAGCTGTGCCGTGGTCGCAACTGGCCGTTCGAGGTGGTGATTGACAAGGCCCGGCTGGCGCAACTGCGGGAGGAGTGGGGCGCGAGCTGGATGCGGCAGCAGGAGGAGAAGGGCCGCCTGATTACCGTGGACGACGTCCCCGACTGGCTCATCCCGGAGGACCGGTACTGCCTCCTGACTGAGGCTGACAAGAACACCCTGACGCTCCGCAAGTGCCGTGGCCAGCTTCCGACCGACGTGGTCGACCTGCTGATGACGTATTCCAAGTACGACATCCGGTGCGACACCTTCGGGAACGACTGGTTGCTCAAGAACGTCCGCACGGACACCGGTCGGGTGCACACGGAAGTCCACCAGGCTGTCACGAATACCGGGCGCCTCAGCACGACGCCGAATCTCCAGAACATCCCCGGGGATGAGCGCTACCGCCACTGCTTCATCCCGGCAGACGGTTTCTCCTTTGTCATCGCCGACTACTCGCAGCAGGAGCCTCGGCTCCTGGCCCAGGTCTCCAGGGACCCGGTCTACCTGGGCACCTACGAGCGGAATGACGACCTCTACCTCTCGGTCGCCGAGGCGATGCTTGGGCACCGTCCGGACAAGCACACCCCGGAAGGCAAGCTCGAGAGAAAGATCTTCAAGGCCGTGGTGCTGGCGATGGCCTACCGGTCCGGTGCGCGGAAGCTGCGGGACCAGCTGACGCTCGGTCTTGCGGACGCAATCGTCTCCGGACTGGTACCTGCCCCGTCGTTCGATTACGCCGCCGAGCTGCACAAGCGCTTCTTCGAGGTCCACGAAGCCGTCCTGGAGTTCCAGGACCGGTGCTCCAGCACCGCAGATCCCCGGAACAAGCAGGCGCCGAAGCTGTGGGACGACGTGGCGGGGGACATGGTCACCTACGTCCGCGGACCGTGCGGTCGGCTTCGGTTCTTCCCGTCGGACGCTATGAACACCTTCACGGAAGCGGCAAACGCTCCTATTCAGGGTAGTTCGGCGACTATGACCAAGGCGGCGGCAGGCATGATTCAGGAGATGATCGACAGCCGCGGATGGAAGGATAAGGCGTTTATCGTCAACCTGGTGCACGATGAGATCGTGTGTGAAGTGCACGACTCGATCGCCGCGGAGTTCGCTCCGTTGATGCGCGACCTCATGGAACAGGCAGGAGCCTTCTACTGCCCCGACGTTCGTATCGTCGCGGAGTTCCCGGAGGGGTCGAATGGGGTCGTTCCGTACTGGACGAAGGAGATGGCGGCGAATGAGCCGGTTTGATCCTCGCCGAGCGGTGATTGCCGTTACGATGGTATGGCAGCGGCAGGAGGATGGGTGCTGGGATCGGTACCTGATTCGTGAGCAGCGTAACACCTCGCCCCATCTTGAGAAGCTGATTAGTGTAAAAACGCACGTCCCGGTGTGTATGGCGTGTCTCAGCAACGATGTCGTTGTAGTCGAATCGATTAAGTATCCGGACGGTGAGCTGATTTGTCACGAGTGTGGCGTCCGATACGGCTTTCTGCTGTAAGAAATTCGCCCGTTTGGTCAATTAAAGTAGACACATGGCACAACACGCAAAGCGTCCTTTGGCAGATGAGCTGCGGATTCGGGTCAACCCGGAGTTCGACCACGAGGTCGAGCCGGACCAGAACGAGTTTGCCTACTGGAATCCGGTCAGCGCGACGAATGACCTGATCAAGCTGGCGAACGCCGCGCTCGAGATTACCCAGGCAATCACCGACGCGATGCGGGACAGGACGCAGCTCAAGGTCGAGCTGCGGCAGGTCAACCGGGAGTTGGAGGAGCTGGACAACCTGGTCCTGGTCAATGACCCACTGACGCCGACCGAGGCCAAGACCCTGAAGACGGTATCGGCGGCCCTGGAGCGGCGCTTTCAGGTCCAGGGATACGAGGATGCGGCGAAGGCGCTTCGGGCTAAGCGGGACGCGCTGCTTGATCGGATTGAGAAGTTGGACGACCGCATCGACGCTGGGCATGCTTGGAACAAGACGAACGAGCGAGTCAGCGACAATCTGAAGACCGCGCTTTCGTTCTTCAAAGACGAGCGGAAACGTGCATATCAATATTGACGACGTCGAGTGCCCGTACTGCGGCAGCACCGATGTCGAAGGGTTGAATCAGAGCTTTGTGTTGTACCGGTGTGCTGAGTGTGCCGCCCACTTTGAAGAGCAGGACGAAGTCGATACGCCGCCACGGGCGCTCAAGCAGCGCAAGATGCGGCATCACAAATACAAGGAGGATGAATGACCGCCGTTGTCGTGCTTGTTGTGCTTCTCGCCTGCATTGGGTATGCGACGTACGCCAGCTATAGCAAGGCGCCAGAGCCTTTGTTCCCGCCGAAGATCCCGTCCGGCGGTGGCGGCGGCGGCGGAGAGCCGGACGATCGTCCTGAGGCTGTCGAGGCGTGGCAGCTCGCCGGGACGGTGCACCTGGTCGAGGAGCCGGTAACCGATCCGGTCCGGAAGCCGAAGGCCGTGAAGAAGGCAGCCAAGGCAACTACGGGGAAGGCCAAGAAGCGGAGCACGAAGAAGCCGCAGGCCCGCCGCAAGCGGTGATCCGGGACCTGGCTGGGCACGTCGCCAGGGAAGATCCGCGACAAATACCCGCCCGTACGCGACAAATAGTACTCGATCGCGACAATAATCAGTGTCAGCTATGTGGTACTGGCGGTGAAAACCGCCTCCAGCTCCACCACATCGAGTACCGCTCACAGGGCGGCACTCATGCGCCAGAAAACCTTGTCACTCTCTGCTTCGAATGTCATCAAAAGGTCCACCTTGGACGGGCCGACATCGTCCTCCTACAAACTTCGCCCGGCGTATGGGCGGCGTTCCCAAATTCACCCCGCCTACCGAGAACTACTTCATGAAGCTGCAGCAGTTGATCTACAAGGTTGAGGAGCTGAGAGCCCTCACGGACACGTACGAGCAGACCCAGAAGGCACTGGCCCAGGGGACGGCCTTGCAGGCCACCATGGGCGACGAGAGCACCGAGGAGGACAAGGCTACCGTCAACGGCAAGATCGATCAGCTCCGGACCCGTATGGCGACGGTCACCAAGCTGCTCCTCGAGCGGGCGGGTGGCTCAACCGAGGATGAGGCGGTGGAGCGGGTCCAGCAGCACGTGGCGCGCCTTCAGCAGTACCAGCATATCCGCGGGGAGCAGCTCCAGCTCCGCACCCAGCTGGACCTCGAACTGGCCATGGGCGACGTGCCGCTGGAGACACGTCAGCAGGCGGAGTCGACCCTGCAGAGCATGCAGGCCCGTCTGGAGACGCTGGTGCTGCAGAGCGAGGATGCCTTCCCTGGTCCGCGCCTGGTGACGCTCGGATGAGGGTAATCGGTCTGGCTGGTCGGTCGGGGGTGGGCAAGTCGACTCTGTCGACTACCTATCTCCGACCGCTTGGCTTTATGGAAGTGGCCCTGGCCGACGAGATCAAGATCCGAGCGATCGCAACCGGCGTTGCAACGTACGAGCAGGTCTTCGTTGGCAGTAAGCCGCCGCATGTGCGAACGTGGTTGCAGGAAGAGGGCACGGAGCGCGGCCGCGACGTGTTCGGTCAGGACGTCTGGGTGCGGGCGCTGCTTGCTCGGATGCGGAAGATCAGCGAGTCCTCGGACGTCAGGAACTTCGTTGTTACGGATGTTCGGTTCGTAAACGAGGTGCGCGGCATTCGGGCCGCTGGCGGCATTGTGCTGCGGGTCGATGCGCCGCGCCGAAATGCCAACAACGGCATGACGGCCGAGCAGCGACTCCACCCGTCCGAGACGGATCTGGATCAGCTCGCCGTGACTGATTACGACGGCGTCATTCGGAATGACCCGGAGGACGCGGATACCGTTGGGTGGCAGATCCACGCCCACCTGTTCTACAACAATTTCGTTCGCGCGCCGTATGGTGGGAAGCAGCTGAGCACCGAGCAGCAGCAGGCGCTTATCAAGGACATGTTGCCGTATCTGCAACGTGCCTAAGCGCAAGATTGGGAAGCGCCGAAAGCAGTGGGTGCCGAAGACTCCAAAGCGACGGGCCAAGGGTCCGCGTCGCCGCGAGCGGGCTCCGATCGCCCCGGTGGGGCAGGTCGAGCGGGTGCTCGCGCTGGACTCCAGCTCTAGGGCGTGCGGCTGGTCGGTGATGGACGATGGGGTGCTGGTCGCCCACGGCTGCTACATACAGAAGGGCCCCGGCCACGGCGAGCGACTGATGCGGTTCCGGTTGTGGCTGCTCGACATGCTCCGCGAGTGGCAGCCCCGCCTGCTGATCTACGAGGCACCCTACCAAGGCCGAATGAAGAACACCTTCGGCATCCTCTCGCGCTACGTCGGCGCGATTGAGTCCGCCCACTTTGAGCACTACGAGCGCGAAATCGAGAAGTCCGAGTCGGTTCCCGCGCACCTGGTCAAGAAGGCCATTGGGGCCCGGAAGGGCGAGAATCACGAGGCCAACAAGAAGATCGTCGTGCTGCTGGTCAACGAGACGTTCGGACTCGGCCTCAAGTTCAAGGCGAACGATACCACTAAGAAGGTCTCGCAGGATGACGAGGCGGACGCTATCGCGCTGAACTGGGCGTGGCATCGGCTCAACCGAGAGGCTGATGTGATCCCGGAGGCAGCGTAAATGGAAGAAGATCTTCTGAACCGGATTTCGGTCGAGCAGCTGCTGGTGACTTTGTCCGACGAGCACCGCCTGGTCCTGGAGCTGGTCTTCGGGCTTAGGTATCCGCCCGACTGGCCCTGGCCCTACGTGGTCTGGCCGCCCACCTACGCCGCCATTGGCTGGTACGTAGGCCACAAAATGCGCGGTAAGCCGCTGTCCGAGGCCGCGATCCGCTATATCCGCACCGCCGCCCTCAGAAAACTGGCAGAAAACCACAAGTAGTTCCCGCAAACCGACGAAAATCGCTCCCCAGCTCCTGTTTTTCGTCTGAAATCGGGTTCGAACGACCTAGTAACGGGCCGCAGTGCGGTTCACGGGAGCACCATGACCAACGAAGAGTTCGAGAACATCTACCTACCGAAGTACGACCTGACCATTCGGGCGATCGCCAGGAAGCTGGCGCAGACCAATGACACCTTGGCCGAAGACCTCTATCAGGAGGGGCTGATCGCGCTCTGGAACTGCACGCCGAACCGGGCCCGGGACAACCCCGACGCCTACATCCGGCAGTCCCTGAAGTTCCGAATGATCGATTACCTGCGGAAGGAGCGGATCTACAACACGGAGTCGCTTGAGGTCCGCCTGGAGCGCGGGGACCAGCTGGTGGTGGACGCCGCCGGTGGGTTCGACCTCGTCTCGTCGCCCGGAGCCTTGCATATGCGCCGCAACGATGCTGGCAAGGAGCCGCGGCGGTTCTACGAAGAGGAGGAGGAGTAATGCCCCGCGGTGGGAAGGTGCTGCGCGAGCCGTTCGTATACGAGGTAGGGAAGGACATCTCACCTGAGCGCTACCAGGAGGCGATTGAGAAGATCGCGGACTGGTTTGCCCAGACCAGGAACACGAAGGAGCCGGTGGCAGCGGCAAAGTATTACCTCGACTGCTGCCTCAAGGGTGTGACGGCGTCCGATGGCAAGTCCAAGTGGTTTGCCATGGCCACGTCAACCCTGGCGTCCCGGGTGCGGTCGGCCTGCCGGTTCGACATCGAGACGATGCAGCCGCTGGTTACGGCAGACGAGAAGAAAAAGGCCAAGAAGGTTAGGGAGAAGGAGCGGGAGAAGGCCAAGAAGGAGGCTGAGAAGGTCGACGCAAACCTGCCCGATGAATACCGGAAGAAGGTGGCCGGAGAGGCGACCTATGGGGACGACCCGTTGGTCTTCTTCACGTCGGCGGAGCTGGAGCGCCGCGAGCGCCTCAAGGACGCCTACCTGAAGGACTTTCCTCAGCTGCGGTCGGTCGCTTCGGAATCGAAGCTGGACATGCTGCTCGACCTGACCCTGCTGCTGGACCGCATCCGGTTCCGCCAGGCGAAGGACACGAAGGGGAAGACCGAGGAGTTCCAGATTCAGCAGCTCACGAAGCAGATCGTGGAGCTGGAAAAGGCCCTCAACATCCACCCGGACCAGCTGGCCAAGCAGCAGAAAGAGAAGGAGGGCGGCACGATCGGCGAGGCCGTGCGCCGCTTGGAGGAGACCAACGCGATCGAGTTGCGGGAGCGGTGGCTGGCGGAGGAGCTGCTGGTCTTGTTCCAGATGTATCACACCCCGAGCCCCCGGTCGAACATGGGCGGCTATCAGCTGGACGAGGTCGGGCTGTTTGGGGCCACGCGGTGCCGCACCTGCAGCTGTGTCAAATGCGGGACGAAGAACTACGCCGGGCTCGGCGTGGAAGAGATCGAAGAATGGCTCAAGACCAAGGGGTTCCTGAAGCCCGTGGTTGAGGAGCCCACTTGGGACGCGAATGCTGACGATCAAGGACTGGACGAGACCACTCTCGGAGACGCTGAAGACCCCGCAGACGGCTGAACAGGCGATCGAAGCAGAACGCCTGTACAAGCCGCTTCTGCGGTGGCGCCAGTGGCCTGACGTTGCACTCAGGTCACTGAGCGGCATCTTCATTCCCCCGCATCAGCGCATCATGCTGTATGCGGCCCACCTGGGTGCGCCGACCACGGTCTATGTATGCAGCCGTGGAACGTCCAAGTCCGCCGTGGTGGACGTGCTGTACGCCTCCTATCGAGCGCTGTTCTTCCCCAAGCGTAAGGGCGTCACTCTGTCCGCGGGCGGCTTCCGCGGCGGGCAGCTGCTGTACGACGACGCGGAGAAGTGGATCAACGGCGCCTGGTTCGATCAGGAGTCTGGTCTGGAGTTCATTCGCAACTCCGTGGTCTACGACAAGGTCGTGCTTCGCCAGCAGAACTACTGGCGGATCGACTTTACGTCTGCGTCGCACCTGATGACGGTTCCGACTAATGACCCGGAAAAGATCCGAGGCATCCGCGGCAACGACCTATACGTCGACGAGGCTAACTTCACCGACCTCGAGTTGATGAGCAAGGTCGCTGACTCGTTCTTGAACGTGCTCGGCGACTTCAAGACGGGCGGCGAAAACGCGGCCACGAACTCGGTGTTCTACACCACGACGATCGACTACGGCTGGCGCGATTTCCAAAAGACGGCCACCGCGGCGTACGAGGGCATGGCCCGCGACCACGCTGCGTTGCTGGCGGTGCGCAAGGGGGACGAGACGCTGTACGAGGAGTTCCGTCGGAAGGGCCTCCTCCAGAGCGTCTACGTGTCGTTCGACTATACCGACACCATCGTGCGGCGGCGCATCGAGACGCGGGACGGCCGGGCCTTGGAGATGGTGTGGCCGGACCAGACGCGCCGATTCAAGCGGGATATCCGCGGCCTGCCGTTCACCGTGCGTGGGGAGAACGGACGCTTTCAGATGCAGGGCGTCCCGATCGAAATCATCACGACGTATCCGATCAACCGGAACGTCGAAGACAAGCTGCTGACTGGCGAGACGCCGGAGGCGATCTGGCTGGCCGAGCAGCGAAACGTGGTGGACACCTCGACCGGTGACGTCTACCCGCACCACACCGTAGATGCGGCTTCGTGCAAAGGCGCCCGGTATGTGATTGCCCACGAAGACTGTGGCTCGGAGTGGAAGAAGAAGTTCCCCGACCCGGACACGCACTTCGTTCCGCCCGTGATGTGGAGCTGCTCTGATCCGTGCGTGCTTGGCGTCGACTACGCGCCTGGCAGCCGGGACTTCTCCGCGTTCGTGGTGATCCGCGTGGGCCAGCTCGCCGACGGCGAGTTCAACCCGGTGACCGGTCTGGGGCGCACGCCCTGGTCCAATGTGATTTGGGCCGAGCAGCACCGGATGACCAGTCACGCCGATGTGGCGAACAAGATCCGGGAGTTCAAGGACCGGTACAACCTGGTCTTCTACCATGACCCGCACGAGAACGACACCTGGAAGCTGTGCCGGGCGGTCGGCCTCGACATGCGCGGTGGTGGCTCCGGCGTCCGTGACGAGCTGGTGCACATCAATAAGCAGGACCTGGGTCCGGAAGAGTACCGGATATACGATCCGCTTGACCCGGACGAGCGGGTGCAGGCGTTTGCGACCGCCTCGCGATCGCTGCCGATGCTGGACGCAATCTACCCGTCGGACCAGCTGAACGACCGCCTGGTCGAGTTCACGCTCGGCCAGATGACCCAGAAGCTGCTCTACATCCCGAAGGATATCCCGGAATCCGAGCGGCCGTTCGACGTCAAGATCGACGTCGGCTATAACGGTGCGAAGATCCTGGCGCACCAGCTTCGGGCCCTGCAGCAGAAGCCCACCAAGAATTTTCGGCAGTTCTTCATGAAAGGCGACACCGAGCAGGCGTCGAACAAGAAGGACCTGTGGGCCGCGTTCATCTATGCGGCCAAGCAGATGCGCGCCCACGTGATTCGGCAGCGCATGATCGAAGACACTCCACCGCCGCTCGGGGCGGTGGTCACCCGTATCGGAGGAAGACCCAATGGAAGATCGCGATTCAGTCTCTACTAACAAGTGTGCCCATTGCGGTCAGGAGCTTCCGACCGCGAGCTGCGACGTGGCGGACTGCCAGGCTGTGGAGTCGGCCATGACCGCCGAGCCAGGAGCCTGTCAGAAGTGTGGTGCTACGGAGATTCCGTGCGCCGAGCCGGAGTGCCCGGCCGTGCTTGCGCACGATGTCGTCACGTACGTCTGCCAGGTCTGCGAGCGGTCTGTCGCGGAAGGGGAGATGTGCGATCGTCCGGACTGTCCGCGGGTCGCCGCGGCCCAGATCCGCAAGGCCAGTATCGACACCCCCTTCAAGTTGGGGCTTTGAGGACTAGAACATGACGGACTTTACCACCCTGCCTGAAGTTGCGACCCAGACACTGTCCGGGCGCATGATGCTGGAAGACCTGTTTTCCGGCGATGACCACAAGGACCTCCGCCAGGAGATCATCCAGACCGGTAAGTATGCTCCCCGCCACAGCACGAAGGAGCTGCGGATTCAGACCCGTGAGCTTGAGGACGGGCGGCATGAGATCATGGCGCTCGCGGCCCTGAGTCGCGACCCCGGGAAGACCTCTGACTACATCGGCACGATTGCCGATTTCGCCGACCTCGGCACGAAGGCCACCACCAACCTCACGACCAAGGTCAAGCAGTACCGGGAGATCTACAAGAACGAAGGAATCATCAATAACGCTGTCAACAAGTCGGCGGCGTTGATCGGCGTGGGCGGGCGCTACAAGGTGCGTCACGCACGGCGCGGCAAGTCCCGCCGGGCGCTCGACGACCTGCAGATGCTCCTGGACTACTTCACCGTGAACGTGAACAACTCGCCGCTGTCGGGCGTGGTGACCAGCGAGCGCGGCATGAAGTCGGTCATCCATAACGGCGTCCGGCATGCCTTGGTCGAGGGTGACTGGGTGGCCCGCCAGCAGTGGACGAAGGTGCAGCTGCCTACCTCGAGCGGGGGCACGGCCAGCCTGCCCATGACCCTCCAGACGATCTCGATGGTGAACCTGGAGCCGGTGAACGAGCTGGCAGGCCTGGGCGAGCTGTGGTACTGGAAGCCGGACAGCACGCTACTCAACCTGATCGTGAATGGAAGCAAGGTTAAGGAGATCAACGACGTCATCAAGAAGCTCGTTGATACCAAGACTCGGGACGAGCTGAAGAAGAACCAGAAGGTCCTGCTCACCCCGGCGCTACTTCTGCACGTCAAGCACCGCGGATTCGCCACCGACCCGGTGGGTGAGTCGATGATCGAGCCCGCCAAGCTCGGTATCCGCTTTAGCCGGGCGCTGACGGCGATCGACCTGGTCAGCATGGAGAACGTCATCAACCGGCTCACCATCGTCCAGGTTGGGTCGGCCGACCCGAAGTCGCCGTACTCGAAGGCAGATGTGGCGGCGGCTCGCGCTGCCCTGATGCAGTCCTTCTTTGAAGACGTCTCCCCCTCGATGGTGATCGTCTGGCAGGGCGACGACGTGAAGGTGACGGACGTCGGTAGCCAGCAGTCGGTCCTCGACCTTAACAAGCGCTACGAGATCGCCGACGAGAAGATCAAGATGGCGCTCGGGCTTCCGGATGCCTTGCTGCTCGGCAACGTGGGCAACGGGGCCGGGGCCAGCTGGGCCTCGATGGTCGGGGCGGCTGCCCAGATGCAGGAGCTGGCGAACAGCTTCTCCGCGGTGCTGACCACCATCGGCGAGCGTATCGCGATCGAGAACGGGTACGACGGCGTTGACCTGATCTGGGAGTTCGACCAGTCCCTCATGGCCGATTACAAGGAAACCCGTACTCAGAACCGGGCGGACTACCTGGCTGGCGCGACCTCGCTGCACTCGCTCATCTCGGGCTCCGGCCGCGACCCGAACGCGGAGTTCATGCTCAAGTGCCAGGAGCGCGGGTTGAACCCGGACACCACCACCTGGGAGCAGGCGTTCGCTCCGCCGCAGGGCCTCCAGGGCCAGGCGACGGGTGGCATCCAGGGACAGGGGGAAGGGAAGGACCCTGGCGCTGGCCGGACCCCGGACGACCAGATCACCACGCCGTAAGTAAGGAATCGGTGGGTTCCGTCAATTAAAAGGAGCCCACCTTTTTCCCCTTCCTCGTGGACGATTCACACACGTTCTTCTGGTTGGTTGGCGTATTGGAGGGCGAGGCGTACTTCGGGTACGACAAGAGCAATCGCTCCCCTCGCCTGGAAGTGGAAATGAAGGACGAGCATGTCATCGCGCGCATCGCTGCGCTCTTTGACAAGTCGTATTCGCGACGAGACCGTCGGGCCCAGAATCCGAAAACGTCAGTGACGTATCGGGTGAGGCTCGGCGGTCCTCGTGCTTTGCAGGTGATGAAGCGCGTCCAGCCATATATGAGTCCTCGCCGGGCCCGGGCAATCCAGCTGGTCGAAGACTCGTACTGCGCGGACCACAAGGGCGCGCTGGACTATAACCGAATCCCTCTGCCGCCCCTGGTAGAGGTGCCTTACACGTTGGAGAAATAGCATGCGGCGTGTCGTGATGGTTGCTGATGGTGCATGGCCGACCGGGTTCGAGCGTGTGGCTCGGGCGGTCGGAACGCATTTGCAGGCCACCGGCCAGTACGAGGTGGTGCACCGTGCGCTTGGCTACGGCGGGCCGGAACAGGAGCTTCGCGTTCCGCCCTATCCGTACGAGCTGAAGTCGGCGGACCAGATGTCCTATGATCCGTTGGCGGTGACCAACATGCCGAAGTGGATCAAGGAGGACCGCCCGGACGTCGTCCTGTTCATTCAGGACCTCTGGAATATCACGAACTATATGGGGTACGTGCCGCGCGATCTTCCGACGGTCGGCTACTACCCGGTAGATACTCCGAATATCAAGTGGAGCTACGCCATGGGCGCGGCGTCCCTGACCGAGGCGGTTACCTACACCGACTTCGGGGCCAAGGAGACCGCCCTGGGCATGCGCGACCTGGTCGACGTGGTCTTGAACTCCTACTCGAACCAGGGTGTGGACATGTCCCAGAAGGCGTCCTGGATGACGCTGCCTAAGGACAAGATGGAGCTGCACCTGCGGGTGGACAACATGGCCGCCCGGCAGAACCGGAATGGGTTCAGCGTCATCCCCCACGGGATCGACCACGAGATGTTCTATCCGATGGACAAGGCGGAATGCCGCCAGATGTGGAACTTCCCACAGGACGCCTTCATCGTCCTTAACGTCAATACCAACCAGTTCCGGAAGCGTCAGGACATCACCATCCGCGCGTTTGCGGAAATGGCCGCCAAGGTACCGAACGCGTTGCTGGTACTGCACTGCATGGGCGGTAAGGACCGGGAGGGCTGGGACTTGGCCCAGCTGGCCCGGCTGTACGGGGTGGAGGACAAGGTCATCTGCACCCACTGGGCCTATCCCGAGCTGACGGACGAGCAGCTCCTGATGCTGTATAACAGCGCCGACGTCCAGATTAACACGGGCGGCGGCGAGGGTTGGGGGCTGACGGCGGTGGAAGCTGCCCTGTGCGGCGTCCCCCAGTTCGTGCCGGACTGGTCGGCCACCCGGGAGATCTGGAGCGGGCACGGGGTTCTCTTGCCGGTCTCCGACTACCGGTTTGAGCCCAGGTACATCAACACGGCCCACGCCATGGTCGATGTCCGCGGGACTGCGGCCCTCCTGGCGCAGTATGCGACCGACCGAGACTTGCTGCAGGCCACCGGGGAGGCGTGTCGCAACCGTGCCCTGCAGATGCCGACCTGGGATGAAGTCGGCGCTCAGTTTGCCAAGCGAATCGCCCGCGCGCTGTCCAGCGATCCGGCGGTGCCGATGCGACTTAATGAGATCAGGGATTCCCGCCGCGACGTTCTGCAGTCTGATCTGCTGATTCAAAGATAAGCTGAAGATCCCGAAGGACTAAACCGCCCGATCCTCTGCGTTTTCGCGTCGTTTCGCACGACTCATTCGATGATGGGTAGTGCGTCGACTATTTCGGAGGGTCGGCATGGCCGAAGACGACAACCGACAGGAAGGTCTGAACAGCCTGTCGGCTGCGTCGGACGACCGAATCCGCTTCATCACTGCGCGCGCCACGGTTACTGAAACGACCGGGGCTGCTGCGGACGACGCGGTCCTTCAGCAGGCGATGAGGTCTGCCGCCTTCATGCCGATGGTCACGGACGGCGAGCCGACGAAGCTGTTGGTTACTGCCTGGATGGTTCACGAGGGCAAGAATAACAACAACCTCGTGTTCCGCCCCGAGGACCTGGAACCGGCCGCGGCGAAGCTGGCCTCTCCGAATTTCCTTCCGATGGACTGGAACCACAGCGCCGTCATCCCAAAGGACGGCATCCCGAAGGCGATCGGGGTGTGGTATTCGGCCGAAGCGCTGTACGACGAGGCCGCTTATGAGGGGCGCGGCGCGTTGGGGATTCAGGCGAAGGGCGTGGTCTGGGCCTGGGCGTTTCCGGAATATGCGACGGAAATGCTTTCCATTCAGCGGGAGCGTGGGTTCATCGAGTTCTCGATGGCGTGCATTCCCACCGATGTGGAGCGAGGTCGCGACCAGAACGGCGCCTACGAAATTGCCATCGATCCCGTGTTCTTCACGCTTTCTGCGCTGAACGTGCCGCCGGGTGATCCTGACGCGAAGGGTGTGGTCGAGAACATGGAAGAGGTTCCTCGGCCTGCGCCGTTGGAGTGGTGGGAGACGATGGCGGCGTCTGCCGAAGAGTTCACGGACGGAGACCTTGAGAGCGAGGCTGCTGTCGAGGTGCTGTCCGGAGCCAAGAAGTCCAAGACCGACTTCCCCACGCGTGGGGAGGACAAGGCGGTCAGCCTTCGGAACAGCCAGTGGAAGCTCTTTCCGCTGGACGAGGCGATGGATCTGAAGGAGAACTGGCCGGAAATCTGGTCTCGTGGCGGCAATATCCGCGGCAACGATCAGTTCCGCCGGTTGACCCCAGTAGCTCGTCGGGGCGGCAAGGTCACTACTGCCACCGAGGAGTATGCGGTCAGGCTCAGGGAAGCGTGGGTGGCCCGGCACTACGAGGACTTCCAGCTCCCGGGTGTGATCGCGCAGGTGAAGTGGCTTGCCATCGGCTCTCGTGGCCTCGACCACATGCGGTCAGTGATAAACGAAGCCAAGGAGCGCGTGAAGGCCCGTCGGGCATCGGCGCGCACGGAGGAGGAGACTATGGAGAATCAGAACGACATGGCTCAGGCGGCGCTCGAGGCCGCTCTTGAGGCGAATGCGGTGCTGAAGGCTGAGGTGGAAGCGGCGGGCGTGGCGGCCGATGAGGTGCTGAACAAGGCGGCCGAGATGGAGACCAAGCTCGCGGAGATGACTGTCCGTGCTGAGGAGGCCGAGCTGAAGCGGGATGCGCTCCAGGCGGAGTTGGCGGCGGCGGTCGAGCAGCTTTCGGCTGTGGTGGCCGAGTTCGAGACGGCCAAGGTGCAGCTCGCTGAGATCGCTGCGGAGCAGGAGAAGCTCGCGATTGAGCAGCGCTGGACTGCCCGCTTCGCGGAGCTGCCGGAGTCGTACCGTGCCGCGTTCGGCAAGCGGTCGGAGGATGAGCAGGACCGTTTTAAGACTCGCTGGTCGGTGGCTTCGGATGAGGCCTGGGGCGAGTTCAAGAGTGACCTGATTGTCGGGTTTGCTGATACGAAGATCAGCTACCTGAAGCTCTCCGAGGAGGAGGGCGCTCTGCCTGCTGGCAGTGTCACGGACCTGGGCGCCAAGGTTTCGGCGCTCATCAAGTAACCCGCGATAGCGGCAACCCTGTAGGAGGAAAACTATGAAGCTGCACATTGCGAATTTCTACGACGCGCCGCGTCACACCGCCTTCGCGGGCGAGGCCATCGCTCTCGGCGCGGTCATCAAGATCGACCAGGGCCCGGCCGGTGAGCGTCGCGCTCTCCAGGTGACGGACGCGGATTCCGCGCTCCTCGTCGCTGGCAAGTACGGCGTGGCCGTCAAGGTCTCGGCGGACCAGCTCCAGGTGTCGGAGACGCTCTACGGCGTCCCGGCTGATTGGGGCTCCCGCGTGGTCGCGATCGCCTCGGGCGACGCGATCGTCCAGGTCGGCAAGGGCGCGATCATCGAGTACGAGCCGTCCCTGCTCCACGCTTCGCTCGACCCGGCTAACGGCGGCGCGCTGCCGACGGTTGGCACGGCTCTCGGCCTCAAGGGCGGGAAGTTCTGCACCACTGCCACGGCCAGCGCGATCACCAACCCGGTGGTCGGCCGTGTGTTCGACGTGCTCGGCGGCAAGGTCCGCATCGAGCTGGTCTAAATAAGACCTGGACCTTGATCACCGAATAGGAGGAATCACACATGCAGTTCAAGACGGCGAATCGGACCGCGGCTGAGATCGCGGACCATAAGGCGGAGCTGGACCGGATCTTCAAGGCGGCTGTCGGCCACGACAAGAAGGGCCGCATCGATCCGAAGGGGCTCAAGGAGCTTGAGTCCAACAAGTTCGAGATCGCGCAGCTTGTCGTCCAGCTCGTGGAGGACACTGTGGCGGTCACCGACCCGACCCCGTTCATGGTCGATCGGCGCACCTACAACCTTGGCGACCAGATCCTCTTCCAGGAGATGAAGGGCGACCTCAAGGTCACCAAGCGTGCCTATGGCACGAAGGCGCTCTCGCAGCGTCTTACGAAGGCTGAGTGGGGCATGACCACCTCGGCCAAGGAACTCGCCATGGAAATCCCGCTCGAGGAGATTGCCTCGGGTGCCATGTCGGCCTCTGATGCGGTGAACTCGATGGCCGAGGCCATCAACCGCTACAACGTCCAGTTCGTGCTCGACGGCATCGACGCCGGTGTTCCGGCGCTCACCGGCGACCGGACCGGGCTGAACGGCTTCACGCTCCGCTACAGCGGGCTCACCAAGGACAACCTCGAGAAGGCCCTCGACGGCCTCAAGGACGACGGCGAGGCGCCGAGCATCTTCGGCCGCCACACGGCGCTCTATCCCGAGATCCGTAGCTTCCAGGGCTGGTCGGACGAGGGGCTCCGTGAGTTCGAGCTTCGCGGCGTGACCGGCGTCTTCCAGGGCTCCCCGGTGGTGACCCTGGTCGACAAGTTCTCGCGCAAGTTCGGGTCGCACGTGATCCGCAACGACCGCGTGTACATCGCTGGCGGCACGAAGGGCGCCGTCATGGCCGAGGTCGACCTCAGCTTCCTCAACTACGCTGAGACCGATCCCCGCGCTGGCGTCTTCACGACCGGCATGCGCATGGAGTCCGGCCTCCTGGTCTGGAACCCGTACGCCTACCGCATCATCGAGATCGCGTAAGCATCTCGTGCAGGAATAACGACCTGGGGACCGGCTTCGGCCGGTCCCCTTGTCGTTTCCTGGAGGTAAGGTTTTGGGAAGTTCCGTCAATTTATAGGCATGGGTGTGTCCCGAGCGCACCGCTTTTGACGGCTGGTCACGACTTATTGTCGGGACCTCGAGTTTCGGGGACCTGGGCAGGACACTAGCGCTAGAGGCGCGGGAGAACACAATGGCGAGAAAGTCTGAGCAGGATAAGCTGGCTGAGCTGGAGTCGCGGTACGCCAAGGCGCTGGAGACCATCGAGCGGATGGCCCAGCAGCAGGCGCAGATGGCGGCGCAGCTCGGGGCCAGCAGCAAGCAGTACAGCGGCGGTCAGCTGGTCGTCGGGATTCGTAACGTCTCGAACTACAGCGTCGGGCTGATCGACAAGACGTCCGGGCAGGCGATCGAGTACAACCTCAATCCCGAGATCGAGGGGTCGGCGGACCCGCGGACTTCCGCGGTCGTCAGCTACGCCTTCTGGCAGCAGCTCCGGACCGGTAACCAGGTCGGTCGTGGGCTCATCGTTCGGGATGACTCGATCCTCGGCCCGGCCGAGAATGCGGCCCCGGAGGATCGCCCGCAGGACGTGCATCCGGATCACGCGAAGAACGTGATCATGAACGTTCGGGAGTGGATCCTCAGCCGCACGGAAGACCAGCTGCGCGAGGACATCACGGCGATGACGTCCGAGCCCAGCCTGCGTCGCCTGCAGTACGCGGTGGACCAGGAGATCCTGCGGATCGGCGAGTCGAAGTACAACGGGGACCCCGAGCGGGCCCGTAAGGCCATCCGCGACCTTCCGGCGGTGTTCCGGGTCGTGGAGGAGTTGGCGGACGAGCGGCTCGACGAGCTGAACCCGGTGAGCAAGGTCCGCCACCTCGAGCTGGAAGGTAGCCTGAAGGCCCGATAAGCATAACGCGCGGAGGAAGCGGCTGTGACGACTGACCAGTGGATGAAGATGCTTCGTAGGAAGCTCAATGACGTCGACACGGCCGCCCAGCGCCGTACGGACGCCCAGCTCTTGGCCACGGCGGAAGACGTGCGCTTTGAGCTGGCGGTCCGTGAGGTGAAGGATTTTGGTTCCGTGACGGTCGGGACCAACAAGCAGGACGTCGCGAATTACGGCATCAAGAACGCCTCGGACGCGCAGATGGCCATCATGATCTACGGGGTGGCCTACGAGGTCCTGTCGTCCACCTACCGGGAGCGGGTCGACCGCGGCGAGCTGGGCATCAGCTGGCGCTCGGGGCTTGAGGAAGAGTCGACCATCTCGGCGGAGAAGGCCTACAAGGCCATGCTGGACGACGTCCGGTACAGCTACGAGCAGCTCCTGATCACGTATCAGCGGACCACGGCTAACGCCAGGAAGCACTAATGCCGGTCAGCGGCAATCGCGTGACCGAGCGGGTCATCAAGCGGATTCGTGAGAGCGAGTATCGCCTCACGGTCTACTATCCGATCGCGAAGACCAAGCCGACTGGCAACGTCCCGGTTTCCCTGCCCGTCTCTCCGCTCCTGGCTGCCCCAAACCCGCAGCCGGAGAGCGGGGAAGACCCCGAGCGCATCCTGCCCGAGGTCACCCTCCAGTGCTTGCTGACCGAGGTGTCGCTCATGGGCGAATACCGCCGGGATCGCATGGAGGTGGAGGTGGGCGGCTGGAGCCGTGAGACGACCGCCCTGGCCCGCGTGATCGCCTCGGAGGCCGCCCTGTCCACCGGCGGGACGGTGTTCGACGGGTGCGACTTCGTGGAGGTCAACGGGAGCAGGTACAAGGTCCTCAACGTCGTTCGCCAGACGGCGAGTACGACGAAACTGGGCACGTTTTACGTCTTGCTAACGGGGGCCGTCAAGTCGTGAGCACGGTGAAAGGGGAGGAGCAGAGGCGGATTGAAGCCGAGGTAAACGCCACGATCAAGCTGCTGATGGGCACGATGGAGGAGCTGGCGGCGCTGGACCCCCTAGAGGCGGGACAGCCACTGGCCTTCAACGACCTGAGAAATCAGGTGATCCGCCGGGTGTGGAACCTGGCTAAGGAGTGTATCCGGTATGGCGCTAGCGGCGTTCACGACGTCTAACCTCACCAACAGCATGGCGGACAAGCTGGCCACCGAGCTGTTGGCGGCTGGCTACCTGCTGTACTGGCTCTCCCTGGACGCCCTCCAGACCGCTGACGGGGTCTACCTGAACTATCAGGCCAACCAGGCCTCGATTCTACAGGACGTGGATGTGGCCGAGGAGCTGGCTAGCTCCAAGGGAATCCTCACGTTGCGGAATGACGACTTTTCGTTTCCGCAGTATCCGACTCGACCTACTAGCGATGGGGCTGTAGCTGCGCCGGAAGACATCCCGGTTCCGGCCATTGCCTTGCGCGTTCAGCATATGCCCAACGGGCGTCTGCTGGGCATCGGATCGAGAGAGCGGGCTCGCTTTGCGAGCCTTGAGCTATACGGTCTCGCGCGAGACAAGGGCGAACAGCTTTATCTGACGGACGTGCTTCGGGTGGCATTCGACGAGAGCCAGTTCCTTTCGGTCCTGGATCATGATGCAGGAACGCGAGCCTCCGTGGGAGCAGTAGAAGTGCAACGAACGGAAGTGGGCACGTTGATTTACCCGCTTGGCCCTGAGAGCAGGGCCTTTGAATTCACGTTGAACGCGCGCCTCCGTTACGAGGCGTAGGCAGAGTGATCGCCAGTCTCGTGACGCGATCGACAACCACAGGAGGATAGGGAAATGGCAGTGACTCAGGTTCTCGGTACTGATAAGGCGCTGCGCCTTAACAACTACAACACGCTCGGACTCGTCCAGAACTTCAACTGGGCCCCGAACTTCAACGCGCAGGACGTGAACGAACTCGGTCGCACGACCCGCGTTGACACCCTGCTCGAGCTGGAGACCTCCGGCTCGTTCGAGCTGCAGTCGCCCGGCAACCTCGCCGGTGTGATTGCGCGCATGAAGTCGGAGTACTCCGCTGGCCAGTTCAACGGCTACAAGTACAACCCGGTTGCGTCCGGCGCTACGCTCGGTTCGAACGGCTACACCTTCACGCAGGACGACCTCGCGCAGCTCAAGTTCGACGCGATCATCCACGAGAAGACGGAGCAGTCGACCTTCAACCGCTCGGTCTACCTCGGGTGCTGCTACCCGACGACCATCTCCGGCCGCGTCGACGCGAACGGCATGGCGATGGACACCGTCAACTGGGCCGGTCAGTTCGTCGTTGGGTTCCCGACGCCGTACCATGACATCCGCTCGGTTGCGGCCAAGTACGCCACCAGCACGACGGCGACCCTGCTCGACGTCACCTACAGCACGGCCAGCAACTGGAAGCTCGCCTACGTCTCGGTCGAGGGCATCCCCTTCACCGCGGTCGCCGCGGTTTCCACGGCGAACATCGCGAACCTCTCGGCCCCGGGCTCGACCTTCGCGGTCGGCACGCCGGTGGCTGGTGACCGCGTCCTCCTGACCGGTCAGACCACGACCTCGCAGAACGGCCTCTATCGCTACAACGGCGCGGCCTCGCCGCTCACGCTCCTCGCGGGCGCTGGCGCGTCGTACGCCGTCATGAACACCACGACCATCAGCCTCTACGGCGGTGCCTCGATCCCGTCCGGAGCCCACGTCCAGGCGGTGGTCTTCAAGGCGGTCTCGCCGACCACCAGCTGGGCCTCGGTCCACACCCCGGACACGATCGGCGCTGGCGCGACCCTCGTCAGCGGCATCCGCGGCTTCCAGGCGAACGTCTACATCGCCCCGGCCAACGCGGCGGCCCCGACCGGGACCGAGCAGTGGCTCAAGGTGCAGTCGCTCGACTACAACATCGACTTCCGGGTTGAGGCGCTCCGCCAGATCGCGTTCAACACCCAGGGGTCCTCGATCTACAGCCGCGTCCCGACCTTCCCCTTCCAGACCTCGGTCAACGCCACGGTCAACGAGGCGGATTGGGCCGACTGGAAGCAGCTCACGAACAGCACCAAGAAGGCCTTCAACTCGTCCAACGACTGGTACGACAACAGCTACGACTTCGCTCCGAACAACCTCGACTCGACCTTCGCGGTCGTGGTCGACTACCTGACGAAGGACGGCACCCTCATTCAGCGCCTGACCTTCGGCGACCTCCGGGTCGACGGGATGGGCAGCCGGGTCGCGGTGGGCGGCCGTGGCGAGATCACCTGGAGCTTCCGCGGGTCGCAGTTCACGATCGCGGGCACCAACATCGCGTAAGTCACCACACGCGAGTAACGAGCCGCCGCCCCACAAGGGCGGCGGTTTCGTTTTAGGTCCGCCCGAAGCGACTTATTGACGACGGTATGGCGCACCCGTAGTGCGCAGGGAACACAACACGGCAGAGCCGGGGGAGACTATGGACGAGCAGACGCGCAAGCGACTGGACAGCGTACTGGAAGACGAGCTGCAGCGGGGCTATCGGATCAAGGAATTGCCGGAAGCGCTGCAGAAGCAGCTCGAGTTTGAATGCGGGGCCGCGGTATCGCGGGTCCGCTTTACGCGTTTGAACCCGGCCAAGCGCCGGAAGATCGCGCAGGTGGTTCAGCGCCAGTACCACAAGGACCTGCAGAACTCGGACATCCTGAGCCATGAGCAGATCCTGAAGCTCGTCCAGGAGCGCGGGGAGTGGAACTCCGGCATGGACGAGGAGATGAAAACCCTGCAGCAGTCCACGGCCCGGGACATGGGCGACCTGTTCGTGGACGGCGTCGCCCAGGACAGCTGGACGATCGACCTGCTCGAGGCGGCCAGCGCTTTCCGGAAGAAGGTCGAGGACCTGGTGCCGAAGGCTGAGCAGGAGGCGGTCATTGACCGCTTCAACCGCTGGCTCGAGTACTCGCCGGACCGGAAGGGCTTCTACACCGAGCAGTATGCCGCCTCCCAGAGCAAGGAGGCCTACAGCCCCGATTACGACCTGCACAAGCTGATGCAGGAGGTTTCGGATATCGAGGCCGCGGAAAGCCTCAACACGATCGACGAGCTGCGGGACAAGCTGACCCGGTACGTGAAGCTCCAGAAGGACCGGCTCCGTCTGGCCGAGATGCAGCTCAAGCACGCCAAGATCTTCGCGGACTCGGTGGAGCAGCGCCGGGACAACGCGGAGGAGATGGCCCGCCTCTATTTCACCACCGAGGTGGTGGACGAGGCCGACAAGCCGGTGGCCCCGCTGGTCCCGGAGTTCGACCAGCTCTGGGACTTTCCGGAGCCGGTGATCCAGTGGTTCCTGGTCGAGGCGTACTTCTTCCTCAACGGCATTCCCGATGAGGCCAGGGAGTATCTGCAGACCTTCGGTTTTCTCGCGGCGGACGCGGGCAAGGAGACGATCTCAGCGAATGGGGAGTCCGAGCAATCCGCCGAATCGCCCGCTCCGCCGACTTCCAAGCTCGACTCAAGTCCTGTGGAGGAGACGCTCTCCGTCTCTACGGCGTCCGGAGTGGCTACGACCTAGACGACGCGCAGATGACGGTGTTGGGGTACGCGAGGTTCTACGACTCCATCGCCTCCATGCTGCCTTCGGACAAGCCGTCGGACGACGTAATTGAGAACGACGCCGAGCTGGACCGGTGGTACCAGAACTACGTCCGTGAGATGGCGATCAAGTCTGGAAAGAAGCAGAAGGTCGGGGGTGACTCGCAGGTTCCCATGTACGATCCATCCAAGTAACCATGGCACCTCGCAAACCAAATGAACCGGCACAGAGCGGAAAGCGACCGACGCGCGCGTCGGATATAGTGTCCGCGGTGGAGGTGCCGGTTGAATGGACGGTACAGTTTCGAGAGCGAGCACCTCTACCTCCGCCCGGGGACTTCACGATGACCGTGAAGTTTCAGATGACCACGTCTGGATTTGATGAGGCGGCGGCAAGGTTGAAAAAGCTGATCGAGGCAAATGACGTGGTCGTGAAGTTGTTTGAGCGGGCCGTGTTGCAAAGCATCGTGGTCAATGTGCGTAAGCGCTTCCTCGCCAACGCGACCAAGGCGCTGGAAATGAAAGTGCTGGAGCAGAATGGTCTCAAGGTCCAGGTGTCGCCGCGGGAGCGCATGAATGACATCGACATGCAAAATCGCTTGTCGCAGGCTATGGCTGACCTCAACGAGGCGCAGTTTGAGGGAAAGGATGAAGACACGATAGCTAGTTTGCGGGAACGCACGCTCAAGCTAGGCGAGCGGCTACGAAACCGCATGGGCCAAGATCCAAAAGGTCGCCCGATAGGTCATCGATTGAGTCAGATCGCTGGAAACAATTTCCGGCGAATGATGCTGCGAATGCTGGCCCTGATTGTTGATGCGCAGTTCGTTCGCGGAGAGCGCAGCGGTGGCAGCATTACAGTGGGTGTTGGACCGACTTATTGGTTGGACCAGCTGGAAACCCCGTCGGCCACCATGGCGCTGACGGGGCTTCCGACCCGGTCCAAGTACAAGTCGTTCTGGCGGCATTTGGAGTTCGGTACCGGTGCCAGGAGAAGTGCGGCGAAGGACAAGCTAAATCCAGGTGTACGGCCGCCCTCGACGTGGTGGTACGGCAAGCGGCAGAAGAACAGCTTGCTGCTGGAAGGAACTGCTCCGATGAACTTCCTGACTGACGCTGGTGGGCAGCTCTATCCGGAAGACATGACGGCGCTGGCGAAGGCACTCACGAAGGCGCTCGACGACCTCTTGTCGGTGAAGGCATAGGAGAAGCGAATGGCAACCTCTGGTTTGAATTATCTCATTTCGGTGCAGCTGGACCAGCTTCAGGGTCTCCAGAAGCTGCACGACACCATTGTTGGCATTCAGCAACTCTCCCAGAAGGGCGCAGACTTTAATGTCCGCGTCAATGCGTCGTCGCTTAGCGCGCTCACGAGGGAAATCTCGGACTCTGTCAGCAAGGGCTTTGGCCGCGCGAGCGCCAACGTAGCCAGCGGCGGCACCAGCGGACCCAGCGTCAGCGTCGACACGACGAAGCTCGAATCCTCGATCTCCCGCCTGGCCGAGGTGGTCGGCCGCATGGGCACTGGCGGCGGCGGTGGCGTCGCTGCTCCGCCGTCTGCGTCGCGGATGTCTACTGCGTCCCGCAACGTGCTGCGCGAGCTGGACGAAGTCATCAAGATGTACGACGACGTGTTGGCGCAGCGCGCAGAGATGACTAAGGAGATGGCTGCCAAGCTTCGCCGCTATGTCACGAAGATCAGCGATCCCGGGGCTGGCGAGGCGGGCATTCGCCAGGACCTCCTAGACTTCCGGGAGCGGGTGGCGAGCCGCGCTGGGCGCTATGGCGGCAGCGGAACGCCTGGGGTGGCCGTGGATGCGTCGGTGCTCAAGCAGGTCTTTGAGTCTGGGTCGCAGCAGCTTGCCGGTGCCATGCGCAAGGGTATTGAGGATGCCACCGCTGGTCTGTCCGCGGCGATCACCGATGCTGTGCTGAAGGGCTTTGCTGGTGGTGGCGGCGGAGGCGGCTCTCCTTATGCGAGCAGCCTTGGCGCACCGGAGGGGGCAGTAGCGCGTGTGGCCAACCGCTACCTGGGCGGTCTCAGCACGCGCGACCAAGGACTGTTTGTTGACGCGGCGGCTGGCGGCGTTATGGCGTTGCCCCAGCAGTACAAGGAGCTGCTCACGCTGCGTGTGCGCAGCACTGGGGAAGTGCTGCGGATCGAAGAACAGATCGGAGCGTTAATTAGGCGCCGCGGGAAGGGCCAGGATCTAGTGGCCTCCGCAACTGATGACCAGTCGCGTGAGCGCTATCAGCGGGGCGTTGACAAGCTTCAGGCCGAGATCGCGCAGGCATACCTCGATAAGGATAGGGCAATTACGGCCGCACTCAATCGTCAGATTGACTCGGCGGTAGTCCAGTACCGGGCGGTGCTCGCTGGACAGCGCGGATCAAATCAGATCACGCCAGACGAGTACAAGCGAAAGATTGGGGCGTTGTCGTACGCCGACGAGCGTCGCCAGTCTCTTGAAAGCAACAATCCAAATATCAACCGGGAGATGCTGCTCCTTCCGGATGCTCTTGCGCAGTACATTCGCGAAACACTGACGAAGTACGTTGAGCAAGTAAAGCGCTTCAAGACCAGCGGCCAGGCTATCGACCCCACGCTGCTGAGTGAGCTGCAGTCGAACGACTTTTTGGCCAACATTGCTGGCAGAGCCCCGACAGACAACGCGCAAGCCGCGGCAATTCTGAAGCGCCTGGTCCCCGTTGCTGCCGAGTTCGGCCGCACGAAGACGACCTACGAGTTTCTCAAGCAGCGAGCGACGATTGGGCTACCGACGTTCAATCCAAATCTCAATGTGGACACTGCGCCGTATCTCCCTGGCGAGGACGACCCTGGTCGACTGCCGATGGAAGATCGCGAGCGGTATCTAAAGACGTTCCTCGCGCGTGGGGGCATGTTTGCGTCACAGACGGCGGAGCGCAAGGCGTACGCGGAAAAGCAGCTGGAGTTGATGTACCAGCAGCAGCGTGCGGGGACGTTGGGTGAGGTTGGCGAGCGTCGGTTGCTCGATTACCAGCGCGAGTTGGAGTTTGGCGGGCGGTACTACTACCCGCAGTCTGGCATGGCCCGTGGCATTATGTCCAACGGGATTCTCATGGCACCGCAGGAAAGTGCCCGCGTTCGTGGCGGCGGCGCCCGGTCCGAAGTGATCGGCGGGTCGCTTGGAGCCGCGCAGGCTGCCCTGTCGAGCGAGACCAAGGCCGCCCAAGAGCTGTACCAGGCCATGGGCTATGTCGAGGGTGCGCTCGGCCGGGTGACTCGCGCTATTGGCGACCTGGGTAAGGTCAAGTTCGACCCCATCGTGGCGGAGTTCCAGAAGCTGTCGGCGGTCCTGCAGCCGTACGCGGCGAGCCTGGAGCGCGTCTCGAAGGCGTTGGACATGCAGTACGCGGCCAAGAAGATCACGGACGCCAAGGCCAAGCAGGAAGCCGTCGAGCAGGCCAAGACGGCCGGGCTCGCCGACCGCCTCGCCCTGGCGCAGTCCCTGGGCATTTCGGTCGCAGGCCCGGCATTCGCGGCACCGCGCCCGGGCAGCCAGTCGGCCTCTGGAATCCCGCTCATCTCCCAGGACCCCGAGACGCTCCGCGCCATGGTGCTCCGCGGGGCCAAGCAGATCGCCGGGCTTCAGGCTAAGTCCCAGGACCTCTTGTCCCTGGAGGCGGCTCAGCTCGCCGCCGGGCTGCCCTCCGCGGCTACGGCACGACGCCTCGGCCAGACTGGGGCACAATACAATGCCACCCTGGGCACCTTTGCGACGAACGCCTCTGCCCTGGCCGGAATGGACCCCAGGTTCTTCGGCCGCTCCTCCCAGGACGTTATTGCGGCGTCCAGTGGTCTGCTCGGGGCGCAGGGTCGGAGCGTCCAGCTTGGAGACGAGATCCGGGTCCTGAAGACGTCCTTGGAGCAGTTCAAGGAAATTCAGGGTGAACTCAAGCGCCTTGAGGGCAATAAGAGCGATTCGGCGAATCTCCGTCGGCAGAGCCTGACCGACCTTCGCAACAAGCTCGTGGAGACTCGGGACGCCTCGCTGGACCGGCTGCTCAAGGGCGGCGTGCTGCAGCCCGGCGAGGCCAGCTCCAACACCGCCAAGGTCCTGGACACGCTGAAGACCAAGCAGCGTGAGCTGAACGCCGAGGTGGCCAAGTACTCCGACCTGCTCCTTAAGACCACCGAAAATTCGGTCAAGGCGGAGATGGCCGGTGGCGGGTTCCTGGACCGGGTCATTAACAAGTTCCAGAATTTGTCGGCGTATCTGTTCGCTGGTGGTGCACTCTTCACCATTGCGAACCAGCTTCGTCAGGCCTCGGCTGCGGCGATCGGTCTTGAGGCGGACATCGCGCGCATTCAGGGCGTGTTGTCCAGCAAGTCTGCCGGACAGGCCGGAATTATCGGCTCTGGAATCATGGGCGCTGCCTCGGATTACGGTGTTGACCTGCGACAGGCGGTGCAGTCGGGTAAGATCTTCGCGCAGACCGGTGCCACGCCGAGCCAGACCGTAGAGTTGACTCGGGCCGCCCTCGCCGCGCAGGTCGGCGCCGGGCTGGAAGCTGGGCAGGCCACCGAGCTGCTCATTGCGGTTGAGAACATTACGAACCGGCAGGTCAAGGCGTTCGACATTCTGGACCGCATTTCTAAGATCGAATCACAGTACGCCGTGTCCGCGCAGGACCTGTCCAACGCGATCCAGCGGGCCGGGTCTCTTGCTACGCAGCTTCAGCCGCAGGCTCTTGGCGCTGTGGACGCGCTCGACCTGATTATCGGCAGCGCGACTACTATCATCGAGCGCACGCGAGTTACCGGCGAACAAGCCGCGACTTCGCTTCGCTTTATCATCTCCCGCTTGGCCGCTCCAGAAGTATCTCGTTCCCTGCAGGATCGTTTTGGTATCAAATTGGCGGGCGACGATCCGAATACCCTCCGGCCGCTACAGGACATCTTGAAGGACGTGGCGGACCGCTACCGTCAGCTCCGCGAGTCTGGCCAGACCGTGCAGGCGCAGCAGCTCCTGACGACATTCGCCGGTGCTCGCCAGTCCAACGTGGCGGCCGCGCTCCTTGAAGGCTTCAACGACGCGCTCCGTATCGCACAGGAAAGCTCGCTCGCGTACGGCGATACCCAGGAGCGTGTCAAAATCCAGCTTGACACCCTGCAGTCGAAATTTGAGCAGTTCAACACGGCCTTTACTGGATTCGCGGCGTCGCTGTTCAATGACACCGGCCTGAGTGCTATCCTGAAGCGCCTGCTCGATGCTGGAACGGCGGGGCTTCAGGCTTCGTCAAGCGGCCTTGGAGCTATCGGTGTCGGCGCCGGTCTGGGCCTTACCAGCATGATCGCGCGCACAGGCTCAACCGCTCTTCTGACGGCGGCCACGAATCCGGGAGCCGCTAGGCTTACAACGACTGTCGCCGGTGGTGCCGCAACTTTGCTTGGTGGCGCGGGCTCCGTGGCCGCTACTGGCGGGACCATTCTTGCGATTGTGGGTGCCCTGGAGCTGGCGGCGCGGTCCCTCGAGCGCATTGCCAAGCGTGAGGATGTGCGCACGGCGGAACGGTTTGACCGCGATATGTTCCGCGAGTCGCCTTTCTTCCAGGCATACCAAGAGCGCGCGCTGCAGTTTGGCTTGTCTACTGACGACATGTCGGCGACGTTCCGTGCCGCGCTGACAAAAGCGGATACGCAGGTACAGAAGGAGCTGGCGGCGGGTACGCTGCGACAGGACCAGTCGTATAACAGAACGACGCTCCTGCTAGTGGAGGAGCTGGATAAGACCATTCCTGGATTTGCGACGCTGGGCGATCAGGCGCAGCGCACGGCTAAGGCGCTTGAGCTGCTGCGTGAATCGGCGCGGTATTCTGCGGCTATTCCGCAGACGTACACGAACGAGTTCATTAAGGACCTCGACAACCTAACGTCGGAATTCGACAAGAGCGCTCCCGACCTGGGCAGGGCACTTCGCAACTCGCTGACCGCGTACGCCGCACCTGGCGGAATCCGTAACTCGCTTGGTCTCCAGCAATACACGTATCGCTTCAATATCAACGAGTTCAGCAAGCAGTTTATGTACGCGGGTAGAAACTGGCTGAACGTCGGTGGTCTGACTGCGGCGGGCACTGGTAACACCTTCCAGAACCTAATTCGGCAGGGCGGCGTCGGCAATGAGATTGCCACGCTTGACAATTATGCGCGTCAGTTCCTGCTTGTCAGCGGTACGCAGCGCGCCCGGCTTGAAACGATTGAATCGCAGCTTCGTGCCCAGAACAAGCCGGTCAATGCGACGACCGTGCAGGGAGTCCTAAACGCAGACCGGAGCCTTACGGACGCGCAACGCCAGAACTTTGGGACCGCGTACTACCGTCTTGGCAATCAGCGACAGTTGTCTGATCAGATCATTCAGTCAATGAACACGGCGCTCGGAAACGAGCGCGGCCAGCGCCTGGTTCAGATGTATCGCGATAGCGGCGCGATTGGCACTGAGCCTGGTGAGGTGTTTGCCACAGCGTTCCGGTCAGCAATTGAAGACGCTCGTAAGAAGCTAATCGAGTTTGCGCGTTCCTCTAACTACTCCACCGCCGAGATTGCAGAGCTAAACGCTCAGCTGAATCGTATGGCGGACAGTTCGGGCCGTGCCGCCAAGATGGCGAATCTGGCGATCACGAGCATCTCGGTTCGCGATCGTATGTTCGAACCGATTGTTGCGTACGGCAGCCAGATGGCGGAAATCGGGACGCGCGAGCGCATTTCCCGCCGGTTCGGAACATCATTTGACGGGGTTGGGGCTCGGTCGCAGGCGGCGCAGCAGTTGCTCGTGGGTCTTGATCAGGTGCCAATGCGGCTCTTGCAAGACCGTATTCGTGAGGCGGCCCGCCTGGTCGCCGGTGGTACTGGGACGATGACGGCGGAGATCCCGCTGACGGAAGACGGCGGCGGGGCGCGTGGATCGCGGGTGCGTCTGACGGAATCGGCGATGGTTAATGGATTTCTGCTCGGCCGTTCGGATGACATCGCGAAGGTCAACGCGCTGAAGGATCAGTATATCAGCGCCACGCAGCAGGGCCTGGGCGGATTCATTGAGCAAGGCATGAACTCCGACAACGCTCAGCTGGCGGCGGTCGCCATGAACTTGAAGGACGCCCTTGACGCACTGGGAGCGTTTGGCGACGTCCGCACCAAGGATGACCTCCAGGAGCTTGCGCGTCTTGAAGGCGTACTGGAAGAACAGCGAAAGCAAGCCATTGAGGTCGTTGACGACTATATCGACACCGAGGTGAGGCGGACGACGCGTGGTCGCGAGATAGCCCGGGCTGGTCAGAGCACTAATCTAGACCTGCAACTTGCTGGCAATCGTGAGCAGGCGTTGCTGCAGGCGCGGCTCGGTAGCCTGCAGTCAGATCCGCGCATGGCCAAGCAAGCGCTTGACACGCAGCTTGAGCTGTTGACGGTACAGCGCAACGTTCGTGTGGCCGTAGCGACAAGCACTAGGGATAACGCGATTGAAACTGCGCGGAACAACCTGGCGGCAGGTAGTGTTGAGTTGGGGCAGGCAATCGCTGACGCCACGGCGACGTTTGATCGCGAGGTGCAATCGGCGAACTCTGAACGAGCCCTCGGAGCCTACGGGCAAGTGTCGCAAATCAACACGCAGCTTACCCGTCGTCGGCAGGAAGAGGCGAATCAGCTGGTGCAGGACCTGACCAGCCCGCTTGCGGAGTTGCTGAGCAGCTCGAAGAACTTCTCTCGGGCAGGTTACGAGCGGGCGTTCGAGGGCGTTGGGCAGGCGGCGCAGCGCCGCCTGGTCGACATGTTCATGAAGAACACCTTCAGCGAGACCGGGATGCTCGGGGCGACGCTTCGAGACGCGTTCAACACTGGTGCGCTGTCTACGCAGACGGCGATCGAGGCCGGGTTCACCGCAGGGGTGGCTCAGCTGCAGGCCGCGATGGCTGGCCAGCTGCCCGGACAACTGTACAATGGTGAGGGCGCGATTACGTTTGGTGGTACCGGGGGCGCTGATGGTGCGGCGGCGGCTGGGTCCCAGGTTGCTGGTAAGCTGACGATGAGGCAGCGCCTCGGGAACTTCGCCAACGCGGCGCTCCCGCTGGCCGGGTCGTTGCTTGGTGGTTCGATCAATACGGGCGTCGACAACTCGTCGGCTGGAGAGGGTGCGGCGATCGGTGCCATGATCGGTAACATGATCGTGCCTGGCCTTGGCGGCCTGGCGGGCGGTCTGCTCGGCGGCCTCTTTGGAAGCCGGATCGGAAAGGGCGATGACGCCCAGGAACTGCAGGTTTCGGCCCTGGAGCGCATTGAGCGTAACACCAGGCAGCAGATCGAGGCGATTGAGAACCAGACGAAGATGCTCACGCTGGACAGCCGGTTCATGAACGTGCCGACCGGCTTCACGGTCCCTGGGTTCCGCCCGTTCGGCGTTGGCGGTGGCGACGTGAATCTTACGGTGAACATCAGCGGAACGAAGGGTGATGCGCAGGAAACGGCTGATCTGGTGTCGTCGGCCATCCGGCGCGAGCTGCGCGGCCTCGGCACGAGCTACAACGTCCTGAATAACTAAGCTGCAACTTACGAACAGCTCCCCGTGACTCGACTTATTAGAGTCACGGGGAGTGCCGCATAGGGGAGTTTTCTAGTGCAACGGCGTCCCGTGTCTTTCAGGCCACGGAACGCCTTTTTGCGTTAGGGGGATTGGGATGCCGACGACGTTGACGACTGCCCCGCTGAACGGGTTCTACATCGCGATGGCGGATGCCGCTGGCGCGAAGACGGCCCGGGAGACTCGGCTCAATCCAGCCCCGGTGCGCGTGGATTACCCGAACCGTACGCTCGGGGAGATGATCGAGACCGCGGACGGCCGGGTCGTGGTCCAGGTCTCGAACAAGGACCCCCGTCGGCGCTCCTGGATGTGGGCCAACATGGGCCCCGAAATGACCATTGCGGAGCGCCAGCACCGGTGGCTCCAGCAGCTGGTCGCCCGCACCCGCCTCGCCCTCGGCCTCCCCCAGTACGTGTATGTCTACGACGGGGTGACTGGCCTCATGAACGTGAACCGGTCGCTGACGATTACGCCCTCTTCGCTGAGCGGCGACCGGCTGACCATCACGGTTCCGACCACCGTCTCCCAGGTCTATGCCCCGAACCTGGTCCACGGTGTCGTCGAAGTCCTCAACAACCCCAGCGGCGGCAGCAGCTTCCCGTACGAGCGCCGGTCCATCGTGTCGGCCACGAGCACGACGCTGGTCCTGGATACCGCCTTGAGCGGCACTCTGGGCACCAGCCAGATCATCGTGACCTGGTCCGAGCCTGCCTGGTGGAAGGCCCGCATCCTGGACACTACCCGCGAGCTGCGGACCGAAGGCGGCCCGCCGCGCTACACACAGAGCATGCTCACGTTCGTTCTTGAAGAGGAGATCCCGGCCTAATGCGCCCATCGCCTACGCCGTCGACCTTCTTTGCGGCGGACCAGGACTGGCTCTTTCGGGTTCGCACGTGGGATACGCCGCAGACAACGCTCGAGAATGACACCGCCTCCGCCGGGATGCGGCTGCGTGTCTACCAGCCGATCGCGGAGACGACGAACTGGACGACCTACGCGGACGCCCTGAAGGCCGTCGCGGACGGCAGCTCGCCCGAGACGGCTTTCACCAGCGCGACCTACGCGACCTCGGCGCTCAAGAACAGCTCCGGCACGCCCGTGGACGGTCGTTGGCCGCTGGTCCAGGCCTATTGGGGCAGTGGTGCCCCGAACTGGTGGGGCGGGGCCCGCTCTCGGCGGGTCGCACTCTGCTACCAGGGCACGATCGTCCCGGCCGCGCAGCGCGCGTGGCTCTCGGCCAGTAACGACTACACCTTCGCGCTCGCCGGGTCCGGCTGGGCGCGTATCGACGTGGTCGACGGTGTCACCCGGACCACGATCTTCCGCGGGGACTTGTCCGAGCCGGTCTTCCTGAGCGCCGGGTTTAGCTACTCCAAGACCCACACCTTCACGGCCACCAGCGAGCTGCACGTCTACTACGTTCAGACCACGAACGAGCCGTGGGGTGGCCTGGTGGTCAAGGCGATCGCCGGAAGCCGTCCTACGGGCCTTTCCGCCAACGGAACGGCCATGTCCTACACGGGCACGGCTGCGACGGAGGCGATTGCGGCTGCGGCCCCGGTGGCCAGCTGCGGCCTGTTCTCCTATGCGGCGGTCTCGCCGGTCATCCTGCCGTTCATCGAGTCGGTCAACGTCGTCCAGGAGCCTGGGGCGGCGACCCGGGCGGATATCGAGATCCCGCTCGTCAACCCGAACGTGAACGACGGGAACGGATGGACCTTCTATCAGTCCGATCCGGAGTTGGATCCGGGTTCCCTGCGGGTCTATGACGGCGGCACCCTGACCCACACGCTCAAGCGGAAGCGGCTCATCCAGCTCCAGGTGGCCCGCAACGCCACCAGCCCGTCCTGGTCGACGATCTTCACCGGCGTGGTGGACGACTTTGACGGCGGCGGCGGTAAGGGTCGCATGACGATCCGCTGTGTCAGCTTCGAAGGACGCATGGTCGAGCAGTTCGAGCAGGCCCCGGATCGCATCAGCTACATGGCTCGCGGCTTCCGGGTGCTGGACTACGAGCGCTCCGCCCCGGCCGACCGCAAGGAGCCGGTCTACAACGTCCCCGCCTTCGACAACTGGCCGCTGGAATGGGCTATCGAGGAGATGGGGAACCGGGCCGGAATCGATCCCAGTTGCTTCAGGAAGGCCTACCAGGCGGTCAAGAGTGACGGGACAGGGGCAAGCGTCACGCTGCCCTGGGGAACGGCCCAGCGCTTCGCCGCCCGGTCCCTGTCGGGCGAGCAGGTCCGCCTGCCCCGGCCCGTGCATTACGGGAATGTCGGGCTCTCCTTCACGGAGAAGCGGCCCTACGACGACGACTACGTCTTCAAGATCGAGCCGACCAAGGACCTCTGGTCTCGTGTCCGGGAGCTGACCGACAAGCTCGGATACGTGTGCCGGTTCGACGTGGAAGGCGCGGCGATCCTGTACCCGGCGACCTCGCCGTCCTTTGTCCGTGAGTTGGTGGTGGCTGACGCGACCTCCGGCGGCGTCAACGTCACGGCGGTCACCAACCCCTCGGCGTACGGGGCCAAGTACCTCCAGGTCGCTACGAACACCGCCGCCACCCTGCAAGCCACGGTCTCGGCCTCCCGCATCGACGTGTCCTTCCCGCGCATCACCGGGGCCCGCAACTGGACGGCCACGGTCACGCGGGTGTCGGACTCGACGGTGGTCTTTACCGGGACGATCAGCCAGACCAGCTCCGCGGCCTCGCTCGAGCTGTTCTTCGACGCGACCGTGGCCCAGCCGGGCAGCAATAGCACGGTGGTCACGCTGTACTCCGGCGACTACACCAGCTACCAGGTCACCCTCACGGCTGCGTCGGCGGCGAGCCTGGCCTACGTGGACTGCCTGCTCTGCTACGCGCAGGACCCGGACACGGCCAAGCTCCCGACCCTGTCGACCTCGGACGCGGCCCTCTCGGTGGCGCTCAGGTCCCAGCAGGACGCGGTCCGGAATAAGGTCACGATCGTGGGCCGCCGGAAGGCCGCGGTGACCGACAGCGACAAGTTCGACGAAGCCCAGGGGCCGACCGAGCAGGAGTTCGTGGTCCAGAACGCGGTGGACATTAACTCGATCTCGAATCCGTCGGCCCTCAACTACATCGGCTACTTGAAGCAGGCCGTGATCTACGACGAGTCGATCGCGGACGACGGGCTCGCCCGCTACCTGGCCCAGGTCTTCATCTACCGCCAGTCCGTGCCCCGGGCAGGTACGAACGTGACGCACACGCTGCTCCCCATGCTCGAGCCTGGCGACCCGGTCGCCGTCAACGAGTCGATGTTCGACACGATGACCTCGAGCATGACGCAGTACGTGCGGAAGGTGAGCCACCAGATCGCCGCTAACAAGTTCACGACGACGGTCGAGACCGAGGCCTGGCCGGACTACCCGGCCTACCAGCCCCGCACGGACATCAACCTGGCCGACTTTAACAACAAGCCGGTCACGGGCATGACAATCAACTACGTGTCCATCAGCGGCCAGACCATTACGGACCCTGGTGCGGACGACGTCAAGCGGGTCGAGGGCAATCTGGTCGAGCAGTCCAACGTCACGTTCACGGGCAGCACGCTGAACGTGAACACGGGTCTGCAGTGGCCGCCGGTGCCGGGCACGTTCCAGATCAAGCCGAACTACGTCGCAGGAACGACACGCACCGCGGTGCAGACAGATCGAGCAGACGTCACCGGCTCCTGGGCTACGGGCGCACGGCTGCACACGTTCACCATGAGCGAAGACTGGTTCTTTTCCGGTCTCCTGGTGAAGCTGTACAAGGCCGATGGTAGCCTGACGTTGTCGTCCTCTGCAACAGACGGAAATGTCAGCCGCACGGGGTACTTCTACTATCACGTGGCCGATCGCACGGTCACCGTGTTCCGCGGATCGAAGGCGTTCACCAGCACGGAAAGCCAGTACGTCCGGGGCGAGGCTGTTCTGCAGTACACCCGCTCGACCGGCGACGCGCGTAACGCCTGGCTGACCAACAATCCGTATCACCGCTTCCTCAACATCAACTACACGGACGCGGCGAGCCCGCGCGTGCAGCTTCCCTGGGAGCAGACCACCGGTGTCACGCGCGACGACGGCATCACGTCCTTCAACGTCCGCTACAGGAGTCTGTTCGAGGACGTGGGTCGTACCGATCCGAACGGTGCTGCTATCGGTGGCGTCGCGCAGAGCCCGTTCTACGACCCGTACACCAGCGAGCTGGGCTACCTGGTGTCCTTCCGGTGCTCGGTGCTGGCCGAAGGCCTCTACCGTGTGTCCATCCGCAACTGGGAAGACGACACGATCGTCGCCTGGCTGACCAACCCCGCGGGTGACGCGTCCGAGCCGGAAGAGCACTGGGAGTACCTCCCAGTCATGGCTAACCGCCAGTTCACATGGGATGGCGTCGACCAGCTCGGGATTTGGAATGCTACCCAGTCTGAGCTGTATTCCACGCTGGTGGAGGGCACCTTCGAGGACGGCGAGCGGCCGCGCGTCGGGAGGGGCTACTACTGCTGGAATCGGGAGATCAGTGGTGGTGACCTGGGCCCGCTGGCGTACATCTGGATGCAGCGTGACCCGAGCACCGGCCTGCCGTACATCGGGCAGGGTACGTATGGCCGCTGGTACGTCTTCGTCGAGGCGCAGACCACGACGGACGCCGAGAACGAGGTCAGCAGCCGCGACAGTGACCTGGCCATCCTGACGCACCTGCCGGAGCCGACCAAGGTCGAGCTGTCGGTCCAGGATTGGAGCGGCAGCGCCTGGGTCACCCCGACCACTGGCGTCTCGACCTCCACCATTGGCGCCTACATCAACAACACGAAGCCGGTTCGTATTCGCTTCCGGGTCGCGCAGCGCCCTGGTCAGCTCTGGACTGCGACCAATAAGGGCGAGGTGTCGGTCAAGCTCACGCGCGAGGCGCATCTGCGTGCGGTCCTGGCCGACCAGACGGTGGTCTATCGCGGGAAGGAGTTTGCCGGGACCAGTGTCGAAGACCGGGCGATCTATAACCGCCGCTTGGTGAACGACGAGCACACCCGGCAGTACGTCGACACCGGCTACCGGAAGGCCAAGACCTTCAAGTGGAACGATGGTACCGATACCGGCGACGCCGTGACGGAGTGGGTGTTCCAGCCCTCGGATTTCAAGAAGGACTTCATGATCCAGGGCTACGAGGAGTCTCTCGAATTCGGCAATTACCTGCAGCTTGAGGAAGTGCCTGAGTGGAACGGCACTCGCGAGCTGACGGCAGCGCGTGCCCGGCTCCACTTCGCGCTGATGAGCTACCTGTTCTACCTGTCGGCCTATGTGACCGACCGGTCCGGGCGCTCGAGCTGGGGCATCAACCGGAGCTTCGTCGACAAGTCCAAGATCTACATCAACACGGCAACCCTCGATTGGCCGACGGACCCCATGTACGAGCATCGTCGAACGGTGGTCTGCCGTCAGTGGACGGAAGAGACTGCTTGGAAGACCGGCCAGCTGTCGACGTTCGGCTATGACGCCAACACGCTGTTCAACCAGCTGTTGCAGGCGTTCTGGTGGCAGCACGATGTCACTTCGATAACGATCGGCACCGGTATGGTGTTTTGGGGTGACTATGTGTTGCCTACTGATCCCTACTCCAACTTCCACGTGGTGTCTGGGAGCGGGTTGTCTGAGCCGTTTGTGTTGCCGAACACCTACACCATCTACAACCGGCAGCTCGGCAACGTGGTGTCTGGTGCCCCGACGTGCTTGCTGGGCAAGCGCACGACGGCGCAGGGCGGTGGGACGCTCACTGGCAGCTGGAACTGGGAGTCCAGCCCGATCTGGATTCCCAACATTACGCGAGACCTGCACCCGTTCTTCCTGCTGCCGCCGATGATCTCGCCTCCCAAGCCTGCGGGTACGACCCCGGCATGGGGTCTTGAGCGCGATTATCGTCCGATCAACTGCTACTGGACGATCGGTGGGCCGGACGTATCGGTGAGGGGACGTGGTGGATACGACCAAAGCGGATCGGTAACGAACTCGTACTACGTCACGAGTGACGCCGCCGCGGCCGAGACGTGGACCAGCCCTGTGGGAGACTTCACGTACTCGACCTCCCGCTTCTGGCCTGGACAGTCGGTAGACGTGAAGGAGAAGCCGTTCAAGGACTTGAGTGCCTCCGACAAGGCGAAGTTCATGAACTATGTTCGCCAGGACGAGATGGTGCACTACGAGGACCTGCGCGGCGTCTACAGCCGCGGCCGCTATCCGACGGCTCCGGCGGTTAAGGTCCCGGCGGGCTCGGCGTACTACCTCAATCCGTTCCGCTATTTGGGCATCGAAGTCAGCAACACCCTCAACGATTCCCCGTATCCGCAGTATCACGTGATCGTGGATCGCCAGGCCTTGTCGACGGGAATTGAGTGGTTCCGTACGGCCTTCCGCAGCGAGTACGTCTGGGAGTCGGGGTCGATGTTCCCGAGCAGCCTGACCGGCCGCGAGCGGCTGGAAGGTGTGCTCTGGTGGCGGCACCGGTACTCGACGGTGGTGCCGAGCACGCTCTACTACGACTTCGGCGCCTGGACGGGCTGGAAGGACGACCGCCTGGCCTCGCTGGGTGCCGCGGCCGTCGTGGGCGGCAAGCGGACGGGCGGTGACTACACCTCGACAAATATCACAGTCGGCAACCCCTTCACCACGGGCTTCATGCCGGTCGGCGTCGGGCCGGTCCTGCCGGAGACGACAGAGCTGGTCTGTCACATGATTCTTCTCAACGAACGGCGTGGGAGCTAACGATGGCACTCTCCCTTCTTGAATCTCTTCGCAAGCTGATCCGCCAGGACACCGTCAAGGTCGGCGGGTCCATCGGCAACATGCACGGCGCAGTGCGTGTCGACCTGGCCAGCACGGCGGACTCGGCGACCCAGACCTGGCTCGGCATGACCATTCCGAGCCGGGACCTGCCTACGTTGCCGCAGTTCCTGGCGACCTTCGCCGAAGATCCGTCGGCCATGGAGCTGGAGGTAGCGTCGGAGGGTGTGCTCAGCCTCACGCTGACGCCCTACTCGGCGACGTTGCTGCGCACCGTGGTCAACGCGGACCGCACGCTCAACTTCAACCTTGAGATCACTGTCCCGACCACCGGCGGGGTGGCGGCCGTGTACGTGGACGGCAACCTGGTCCGCACGATCCGTGGGACCGCGGCCGCGCCGGTCACCCTGTCCTCCGGGCAGCATACGCTCTATGTCCTGGTGGTGTCGCCGAGCATCACGATTACGGCTCCCAAGCGCCTCAGCTTTGTCGGCGAGACGGACGTTCCCAGCGCGCCACAATGGGAGTCCTCGACGACGGGCTACCTGGACCAGATCTCCGGCACGTCGGCCAACATCCTGCGCTGGCTTGCTGATCCCGAGGTGGGCCACTACCGGGTGCTGCGCCGCGAGCCCAAGCTGATCGCCAACCTGGCGGTGCCTGGTGACGGCGAGGTGCTGGGCGTCAGTGCCCTCACGACCAACGACACATTCAGCATCACCATCGACGGAGACCATGCGGCGGAGATCCCGCTGCAGGCCGTGCTGCTCAACGGAGGCGAATCGATCGGCGTGGTCACCGGGGTCCAGGTGGATACCGGCGACACGATCATTACGTGTCGTCTTCCGCTTGGGGTCGCGGAGCCGCCCACGACCGGCCTCCTCAACCAGCTGCTCTACATCGGCACGTTCACCGAGCTGAGCCGGGTGACGCGAGTCGCCAACACGGCAATTCTGGAGTACGTGGACGGTGCCGTGACCAAGGACGTCGCCTACGAGTACGCGCTGCAGGCGGCGGGGCTGGTGGACGAAACCATCCTGAGCCCGCTGAGCCAGATCCGCTACCTCGTGACCGGCGATTTCACTGCGCCCGGCCCGATCGTGTTCGAGAGCGGCTACCCGACGGTGCTGAATAAGAACGTCACGGTGCGCTTTACGACGCCTGCCGACCTCGACTACGCGGGCGTCAATGTCTACTTCCGCCAGCGCATCCTGAACGGGGCCAATCCGTACGACGCCACGAACGTGAGCGGTACGACCGTGACGGTGACGCCGACCACGCTGCCCACCGCGGCTGGCGGGCTGGCCGGGTACAAGCTGCGGTTCGTGAACGCCACTTACGGCGCCTACACCTTCGAGATTGCAAGCAACACGGCCAGTGCCATTACGCTGACCGAGACGGTGCCGACGGAAATCCAGACGGTCATCAACGCCGCCCAGCCGGTGGACCTGACTATCTACAAGGACACGGCGCTCCGGACGGACCGCGGGCTGCCGAACCGCCCGGACGAGCTGAACTTCGAGGCCCAGGACTACGGTCAGTACTACTTCGCCACGTTCGACCGGTCCGGCAATGAGCAGGATTTCGCCACGGCCGTGACCTGGGACTACGACCCTACGGACGACAACTTCACCAGCCCGCCGGTGCTGGCACTCCGGCAGCTCGTGGCGTCAGAGCAGGCGTACTTCTTCCTCTCCGGGACCGGCACGGTCAGCATTACGACTGGCGGCGCGGCCACCTTCAGCACCAGCCAGACGTTCGGCGTGGGCTCGCAGATCCGGGTCAGCTCGACGAACTACACGATCACGGCGGGCAGCGGCACCAGCTATACCGTGACGCCCAACCCTGGCGCGACGATCACCACGCAGCCCTTCAGCTACTGGGCGGACTCGGTGAACTACGCGGTGATCGAGGTGTGGGCCTATGACCCGTCCTTGCCGACCGCGAACCAGTACGACGGCGTGTCGGTCAAGTACCAGCGGGGGAACGGCACGATTGAGTCGCTTCCGATGGACGGGGCGACCGCTCTGGGCACGCCCGCCTATCCGAACCTCGTGACGAGCACGGCTGAAGCCATCCTGGACACTCCGCCGACAACCCGCTCGCGCTTCATCCTGGTCAATCGGAACGACGAGGGGATCAACGTGTGGGCCGAGAATGCCTCAGGCCTCACGACGGACAAGACCACGTTCATCGCGGACCTGGACACCACCCCGGAAGCCACCCTCGAGACCACCATCAGCACGCTGACCAATACGGTGCAGTTCGTGGTGGTCGTAGACGATGACACCAAGTCCTTCAAGTGGCAGGTAGACGAGGGGACGACGTACACGGTCGACACGACGACCCAGAAGCGGATCTCCATTGACGGGGCGACGAAGACCACCGGCGGTGCCCTGCTGTACCCTGAGCTGACCCTGGAGCTGGGGCAGCTCAAGCAGCTCAAGGTCCGGCCGTACGCGGACAACCCGCCGACGACCCCGTATGGTGGTGAGCTGATCGTGCGTGACTTGGTTCGTACGCCCCGGTCGTCCGTCACCTTCGACAACAAGGACGCAAACGGCAACTACCTGGTCACGCAGACCAAGGCCATCTTCTCGATGGCTCCGGCGCAGACCAAGACGGTCACCGGTCGCACGGGCACCTTGGCCACGGTCGGCAATAACCAGGTGCTCACGGACTCCGGGTCCCCCGGCTGGACCGTGAACCAGTTCCAGACCGGCTCGACCAAGTTCTACTACCTGCTGCTCTTCCCGACCTCGGCCCAGGGGCGCGAGGCGATTTCAGTCCCGATCGTCAGCAACACGGCGAATACCGTCACGGTGACCGGGCTCAGCCAGTACGTGGGGCTCAGCCCCAGCTCGTTGAATTACGAGATCCATGATGGTGCGGTGCTTTTCCGGCAGGTGATCGGCGGTGTGGCGCAGGGCAACTTCCAGCCGTCGACCGGCACCAAGGTGTTCAGCAAGACGGCCGATTTCGACCTCGAGTTCTACGCGACCAAGACGGGCTGCTACCCGGAGAGCCCGCGCCGGGTTACGGTCGACGCGGACGACCTGCCCAGCCTGAGCGGCTTCCAGTACACCCCGCTGACGATCTCGACCGTGGACTACCTGCAGCTCGGGTTTGGTGGCTACGACGACGATGCGACGTTCTGGGAAGTCTACGAGAAGAAGGGCGGTTGGCCGACCACGGATGCCGCGCAGCCCTCGAGTACGGTCGTCATGGACATGTCCAAGATCGACCGGAACTTCCTGCGGTTCTCGGGCAGCGTGGACCAGTCCTACTACCGGCGGGCCCGGGCCAGCATGACGGCCGGGGACGTGTGGTACGCGGTTGCGGTGCCCAAGAACTCCTTCGGCCAGGTCGGCTATCCGTCGACCGCTCAGTTCACGGTGGGCGGTACCGTTAACGCCATCACGGACATCACCCTGACGCCTAGCGTCAACAACACGTACGTAAACGTCACGTTCAGCTACACCGGATCTGGCACCACCAACGTGTCGCTCAGCTCCGTCCGGAGCGACGATCCGAACACGACGGTCACCGGATCGGTGCAGGTCAGTTCGACTTATCAATTGCCGATCACTGAGAAGGTGGTGGCGAGCGGCGGGATCACCCGGACGTGGACGGTGACGGCCACGCTCACCGGCGGCAACACGGTTACCAGGTCGGTGACCTTCCAGGTGGAAGAATCGACATCGACGGGCTCCACGCTGTCATTGACCGGCACGGCGAGCATCTACTCGATGGGTCTCTGCTCCAATGCGGACTGCACGAGTTTGTTCTCGGCCCCGCATCAGCGGTTGGTGACCTGGGCGTTGACGGTGACGGGAACCGGGGTGGTGAGCAACCCGGCTACGCCGTACCGGATCAACATCGACGTGGCGAAAGAATTCACCGCCACGAACTGGTACCCGCTGGTGGTCGGCCTCAACGCGGCAGATCGGTCGTACATCGACACGACCGGGTGCGCGTACAGCGATGGTACTGGTGGTCTGACGGAGTACTGGCACTATCGCCTGACGGTGACGGACCAGTACGGCGTGGATGTGAGCCCGGCGGTGACGTACACTATCGCGCGGGTTACAGAGAACAACATGCGGTCGTGTACGGGTGGCATCGGTGGTGGTGGCGGGAACGCGTTCTAACCGGGACAGCTAATGGCCAAATACAGAGCATTTACGAACGACCTCAGCTCGGAAGCGGTTGGCGAGCTGGTCAGCCTGTCTGGCGCTCGCCTTGTCGAGCTGCCGGACGGGCTTCCGCACCTTCGGATCGAGCCGCGGGTCGGCAACGGCCTGCAGATCGAGAATGAGTCGATCAACGCCTTTGGCCATACGGGTATTCAGGCCAGCAAGGTCAGCATCAAGCTGGCGGCTGGTGGTGGGCTGTCGTTCAACGGCAGCGGCGAGCTGCAATCGAGCGCGTCTGGTGCCCCGTCGATTACGGATGACACGACGACGAACGCCACGCGGTACATTCTGTTCGAGGACGCGACCAGCGGAAGCGCATCTACCGTGTTGGTGTCGTCGACAAAGCTCACGTACAACCCCTCTACCGGTGTCCTGGCCGCTACGGGCGGGTTCTCCGGCAATGCTAGCACGGCGACAACTCTGCAGACGTCCCGGACTTTGTGGGGTCAATCGTTCAACGGGTCAGCAAATATCGGTGGTCGTCTCGAGATGCGGGCGAGCCAGGGTGAAATCCTGATGGGCTACGCGCAGGGCATCACCTGGAACGCGACCGTCGCCCTACTCAATAATCTGACATATGTCACCGGCAACGTGGCGCTGGCCTCAAGCTACACGTACATCGGTGACGCAAATTCGGCAGGCTCGACGACTCGTGCAGGATCCGCCCTGGTCACGTACGCAAACGGCAACACCCTAGCCTGGCTCGTGGCACCGACCAGCACGGGCGCTGGTGTGGCGCCAGCTAGCCTGACAAGTGTGTTCTCTGTCAACGGGTCAGGCAACGGTACGTTCGCAGGCACCTTGGCTGCTGGGTCGGTCACGGCCCGGGCCGCAGCAAGCCAGGACGGCGTCATCCTGGCGGGTCGAGCGGGTGGTACCGGGACGTACGCAGTCACGATCACCCCGACCACGCTGAGCGCGAACCGTACCCTGACTCTGGCAGACGGGAACACGACGCTGGTGGCCGGAACCATGCTTACGACCGCGCGTCAGCTGACGATCAACGGCACGGCTAACCAGGTGACGGTTTCGGGCGGTGCGCAGGACCTGAGCGCAGACCGCACCTGGACGATCTCGCTACCGGCGGATGTCGATGTCACGACGACGCTGGACGTCGGCTCGGTTGGAGCGATTTCCGCGGCTACCATGCGGGTGGGCGGGGATATCCGGAGTAGCGGGATTATCTATGCATCTGACTTCGTACTCACCGGCGGCTCGGGGAGTGGCATCGGCCTGGAGCTTGACGATCTTTCGGATGTCGTCATTACGTCGCCATCGACTAACCAGCTGCTGCAGTACAACGGCACGAACTGGGTCAACGCGACGGTGTCGACCGGCGGCGGGTCGGTTAGTATCGCCGACGACACGACTACGAACGGCAATCGGTACCTGAGCTTTTTGGCGACCACGTCCGGTACGGCCTCAACGCTCAATGTAGCATCCACAAAGCTGACGTTTAATCCCTCGACGGGAACGCTTACTACTACGGCTTTCAGCGGGTCCGGCGCATCGCTGACCAGTCTGAACGCCAGCAATGTGTCGTCCGGCACGCTGGCGCTCGCGCGCGGCGGTACGGGCGCGACGACGCAGGCGGGAGCCGCAAATGCCATTCTGCCGTCTCAGACTTCTCAGAGCGGTAAATACCTCACGACGGACGGCACCAACGTGTCGTGGGGAACGGTGTCCACTGGGACGTCGGTCACGGTGGCGGACGACACGACGACCAACGCTACGCGCTACGTGGTGTTTGAAGACGTCACCAGCGGCACCTCGTCGACCATCAATGTCTCTTCCACCAAGCTGACCTTTAACCCCTCGACCGGCACGCTCGCGGCGACGGTGTTCAGCGGATCTGGGGCGTCGGTGACGAGCTTGAATGCGAGTAACGTGTCCACCGGCACGCTGGCCGTGGCGCGAGGCGGGACCGGGATTAGCAGCTACACGACCGGCAATTACATCTACGCCAGCGGCACGACCACCCTGGCGCAGCGGACACCGACTCAGGTGCGGTCGGACATTAGCGCCGAGTTCCAGCAGACCCTGGGCGTACCGCGCATGAACCTGGGCGACCCAACGGTTCGTGAGATGGCCTTGTTCGACGGACAGTTCGACAACAAGGTGGAGCGCTTCCCGGTCGCAAACTTCTGGTGCGAGACTTCTGCGGACGGCGTCACCTGGTCGAACGCCTCACCGACGCAGAACCAGATGGAGCGGCTCGTCGGTGGAGACGCGAACAACTCTTCGCTCTCGATCGCACACAGCACGGCGTATTATCGTATTCGCTTCCGGGCGAACAGCTACGTCTACCTGAATGCCGTCTATGCGTACATGTCGACGCAGGGCAATTCCACGCAGGTGCAAGTCTTCCGCAAGCATGACAATGATGCAGGCTGGACGGCGGTAGCCAACTCGGCCACGACGGTCAATAGTTGGCCCGGACACATGTTCCTGCAGCACGCCACCATTCCGTTCAACCCGTCTGCTACGCTGGGCACGCATTATCACGAGGTCGCGGTCGTCTTCATCCCGACCTGGAGCCACGTAAGTAACCCTATCCTGCTCTACAAGCTGCAGTGGTGGGGTGGCTATCCGGCAGGGCGTCGCAATGTGTACTCGACAGACGAGTTCGGGGATGTGACCTTCCCGGCAGCCCTCACGGCAACGAAGGCGATGACCTCGACCGCCTCGCTGAATAGGTTCGGATCGGCAACTGGTACGAATGGGACCAAGGCTGACCAGAACATTCTGCTGTACGACAATTCGACGAACAACTGGGCTGGTATCCAGGCGGGATCGTCCGGCGCCGTCACGATCAACGCGGGGACCGGTACGCGGTACTCGTACGTGTTCGGCCAGGACGGTAACGCGGCATTCCCGGGCGCGACGACGGTTACCGGTGGCTCTGTTACAGTGCGGGCGGCGGCGACTCAGGACGCGGTGATCCTCGCCGGACGCGCCGGTGGGACGGCGAGCTACGCGGTGACGATCACGCCCGCTACGCTCACGGCAAGCCGGACGGTCACCCTCGCTGACGGAAACACCACGCTGGTCGCTGGCACGATGGTGCCCACCGCGCGCACGCTGACCATTGCCAACGGGACCGGGATCACTGGTGGTGGGGCGGCGGTAGACCTGTCAGCCAATCGCTCCTGGACGATCGGCCTTACTGGCCAGGCGCTTGCGTTCCATAACCTGGCGTCCAACGGGATCGTGGCTCGCACGGGGGCTGGTACGGTCGCGGCGCGAACCATTACCGGCACCGCCAATCAGATCACCGTCACGAACGGCGACGGCGTCTCGGGCAACCCCACGCTCTCCCTGCCTGCCGATGTTGACGTGACCACGACGCTGGACGTCGGCACGGTCACCGGAATTTCCGCTGCCACGATGCGCGTAGGCGGGGACGTCCGTGCAAGTGGCATCGTGTACGCGTCAGACTTTGTTCTGACAGGTGGGTCTGGCAGCGGCACCGGCCTGGTGCTGGACAATCTGGCGGATGTCGTCATTACGTCGCCCGCGACCAACCAGTTGCTGCAGTACAACGGCACGAATTGGGTCAACGCGACGGTGTCGACCGGCGGCGGGTCGGTTAGTATCGCCGACGACACGACTACGAACGGCAATCGGTACCTGAGCTTTTTGGCGACCACGTCCGGTACGGCCTCAACGCTCAATGTGGCATCCACAAAGCTGACGTTCAATCCGTCTACTGGTGCGCTGACGGCGACCTCGTTTAGTGGGTCTGGAGCGTCGCTGACCAGTCTGAACGTCAACAATGTGTCGTCCGGCACGCTGCCGCTCGCGCGTGGTGGCACGGGTGCCACGACGCAGGCGGGAGCCGCAAATACGATTCTGCCCTCGCAGACGTCACAGAGTGGCAAGTTTCTTACGACTGACGGCGCCAACGTCTCGTGGGCCACGGTGTCTGGCGGCGGCGGTACCACCACAAACGCGCTGACGTTTAACAATGCTGGCTCCGGCGCCGCGAGCGGATCGACATTCAATGGCTCCGCGGCCGTTTCGGTAAGCTTTAATACCATTGGCGCCCTGTCGTCGTCTACTACGTCGACACAGTCGGGCTACTTTGGCAACATCTTCCTGTACGACGACTCCACGCCGTCGCACTACCTGGGCATCACGAACAGCGCCAACCTGACGGCTGCTCGTACTCTTAGCCTTAACGTTAACGACGCGGACCGAACGATCTCGCTTAGCGGCAATCTGACGGTCTCTGCTGCGGCCACGGTGTCTGGCACCAATACGGGCGACCAGACCATTACTCTGACAGGTGACGTCACTGGCACAGGCACCGGGTCGTTTGCCGCGACGCTGGCCAATACCGCAGTAACGGCAGGCTCGTATACGAACGCCAACATCACCGTCGACGCAAAGGGACGCATCACGGCAGCCTCGAATGGCAGCGCTGGTGGCGGCGGCACAACTACAAACGCGCTGACGTTCAACAACGCCGGGTCTGGTGCAGCCAGCGGCACGACATTCAACGGCAGTGCTGCGGTTACGATCAGTCACAACTCGATCGGAGCCTCGGCCCGGGCCAGCTTCGGCACCGGTGCCGACGCGTCGGTCAAGTCCGTAGACATCCGCAACATTACGAACCCGTCGACGGGCCTTGGGTATGCGGGTGGAATGCGCGTTCGGTTCTCCGCGCTGAACGACGATAGCTCCTCGCCATGGGCCGACGTGATTGACCTGTCGACGTACACGGATAGCAGCGGCGGCGGCTACAACGCGATGTATTTCGGCAAGAACTCGCAGGTCCTGCTGCACAAGTACGCTGCGGCTGCAGGAACCAGCTGGACGACCAAGACAATTGCGTATACCGATAGCAATATTACGGGTAGCGCCGCAACGCTGACGACAGCCCGTACGATTAACGGCACGTCCTTCAACGGCTCGGCCAACATTACAACGTCCAGCTGGGGTACGGCGAGGACACTGACCATCGGCAGCACGGGAAAGTCTGTTGATGGGTCGGCAGCCGTATCATGGACGTTGGCGGAAATCGGCGCGGTGCCCACGACCCGCACCTTGACGATGACCGGCACCACCAATCAGGTGACGGTGACGAACAGCGGTACCGCGCAGGACCTGTCGGCGAACAGAACATGGACGTTTTCGCTGCCGCAAAACATTCACACGGCAGCCACGCCGACGTTTGCCCAGTTGATCCTGGGCACCGATCCCAGCGGAACAAACCTGCTCCGGGTTGGCGGCTCCGCTAGAATTACGTCGCTCGGCGTGGGCATGAACGCCAGCGGAACAACGGGACGGATCTCGGCAAGCGACGACATTATTGCGTATGCGACGTCGGATGCGCGACTCAAAGATCGCATTGCGCCGATTACGGGGGCGATGGCGATGGTCCAGCGAATCACTGGTGTGCGCTATCACTGGAAGCAGGACGAGGAGTCGAAGGCCATTCACCAGTACGGGGACGATGAGGAGATCGGCGTGCTGGCGCAGGAAGTCGAGGCCGTCCTTCCGCAACTGGTCCACACGCGCGAAAACGGTTACAAGGCCCTTCGCTACGAGCGTCTTGTGCCGGTGCTGATTGAAGCATTGAAGGAACAGGCACAGCAGATCGCTGAGTTGCAGGCGGCGATTCTCAGGAGGCCGTAATGGCACTACCGGCTTCAGGCAATTCCCTATCGATCAGCCAAATCAATACAGAGTTCGGGCGCGCGTCGAATACCGCTGACACCTCACTGGCCAATTTGAGCACGGGCTTCTACGCGACGATTAACCTGAACTCGACATCGTATCCTGATGCAACGCCGCCCCACGCGATGTCGGAGTTCTACAGCTACAATCACAGCGCGTCATCTCCCCCGAGCCTTACGTCCGTGAGTCAGTATACCGTGTCGTACCCAGATTGCGGCGTAGACTGGATCGTAAATGTCAGCTGGTACACGAGCAATGCGGACGACACGAATTACAAAGTGCAGATTAAGTTGTACGGATCAAGTACGGTGGTGGCCGACAATCAAAGTACCTCGAGCAGTAACACGAACATTAATACTGGCTGGACGGGAGACGCGACGCAAAGCACGTATACCAACACCGCCCGGTATCGGGTGGAGATCGTTCGGTTGTCGGACAGTGCCGTTATTGCGTTTGCGGACACCACTGGAGAGACAGTGTCGTACGGTAACGCCTGCTAATGTCCTGCAAACGCTGCTTGTTGGCCCTGCAGGCAGGCGCGGAGGCGCTGCAGGAGCTGCTGCGAGAATGCCCGGAGCAATTACCAGCGGATGTCCCGTGGGCGAGTCGTCAGGCGGAGCTGGCCGAACTGGCGGAAAGACTACTAGTCGAACGTGAAGCGCGCGTTCAAAGGATTTTCGATCAAAGGAGACAACAGCAATGACCGGTCCTACGGAATATTGGTTGGTTGAGTGGGTGCAGTATGTCCCGAATCAGGAGAATGTCCTGCTTGGCGGGCGCTACGTGATCGTCGGTGCGTCGGGCAAGTCCGTAGGGGAGTTCCAGAACGTGTTGACGAACCAGACCGCCCTGATGGCGTCCGCGCCCGAGGGCGCGTCGACCTGGGGGGACCAGGAAGTCTGCGCTGTGGTCGAGGACCAGCTGGCAATCCCGTGCGTGTTCCCGGAACCGCCTGCCCCGCCGACCCCTGAGCCGCTGCCGGAGGCCTAAAGGAGGCGACGTGCCAAAGAATCTGACAGAACTTATCAAGGCGTCTGGAAACTCCGGCATTGCCGGGCAGACCTTTAAGGGGAACGTGAATCCAACGCAAGCGGTGTCCGACATGACTGGCTTTAGTATGACCAGTTATCTGCTCGGCACTGATGGCGGATTGACCGGCACGCCACAACCGCCCGTCGAAATTACGTACAACAGCGGAACGACCTTTACGCTTGTGCAGTCGTTTTCCGGCTACGGATGGAATTTCTATCGCATCCGCCGAAACGGAACAGCTCCCTGGTATCCGCTCGGAACGGTGGAGCACACGCTCGACAGCGTCACATGGGACGAAGGCAACGCTAACGTGACGCTGAGCGTGACATGCTATGGCGAATTCGACGCGGCGACTGAGCCGGGACTTAGTACATTCGCGCCCTACTGGCAAGGCTACATTTCTCCAAATGTCCCGGCGGGAGGCGGCCCGGAATACGTTGAAGTCAAGCCCGTGGTAACCGGAGGCATCTCACCTAGCGGCGCGGACGATCGGACGCTTCAGTTCTGGTTCGACCCTGACAGCGCAGACTTCAACGCGAATTTTACCATGGTATCGTCGTCGCTGCGTATCAGTCGCAGAGCCTATCCGGCCTGGACGACCCTCAATGAGTGGGAACTGCATGCTACGTCGAGTTACGACAACCTGCTGGGCACGAACACGTACGTGTTTACTAGCTACCCGCAGGACAACTACACCGTCGGGTACGCTCGTTACCGGACGAAGGCAGAGTACAACGGTGGGTCTCCAGGTTCTTGGACGAATTGGGGAGCAGTAACGTGGTACGACACGAGACTTGGTAGTTAAACATTCGCTAGGAGGTTACACATGGATCTGTTTATTACGATTGCAGCAGGCGCGTTTGGACTTGCGTTCATTGCCATGCTCGCGAAGGTGCTGTTCGCCCAGGGCCGAAAGGAGTCGAAGACTTCCCTTGGCGGTGGCGGCAGTTCGGAGCCTGAGCCGCGCCAACCGGGGACCGTCACGCCCCCAGGAAACCAGGACGCCGCGTAAGATTCTGCGCCGGTCCGTCAATTCTAAGTAGACCAGCCGACCATACCATGCCTTGCCAGCGCTGTATCCAAGCCATCCAGGAAGCCGGAAACGTCCTCCAGGAAATGGCATTCTGCGACCCAGAAACCCTGCCGCCCGGCCGGGACTGGGCCGCCCTTGGCACAGAGCTGGTGCGCCTAGCTGGTCACCTGAGAACCCACACCCACGAGGAACCGCAGCATGGCAGAGATCCGTAAGACGCTGACCGACGTCCAGAAGCAGCAGCTGGCCGAGACCCAGGGCACCCTCAACCAGCTTCGCGCCGCCCTCCAGAAGGCCGAAGCCGAGGCGCAGCGGGTCGTGGCGCTGGTCTTCGACGCGCATTCTGTTCCCCAGGACTGGACGGCGGACATTGACCCGCAGACCGGCGAGCTGGTCTGCAAGGGCCCGGATGCGCCTGCCGACCCGGGGCCGAAGCTCGAAAAGTAAGGCCCGTCATCTGAGTGTCATCGCAAGCCACTCCAATGGGGTGGCTTTGCTATTTCCGGACTGCCATTACGACTTATTGGGGTAACGCCCGCTTGGGCTTTGTTTGCCACCCTCCTGGGGTCCTCATCATGACAGATCACACTATCACCGCGGCAATTACGGCCGCGACGGGGGTCGCTGTGTATGCCCAGGCGCAGGCGGCGGCGGTTCCCCTTCCGGTCAGTGCCGTTATGACCGTCATTGGCATGCTGGCGACTGGCCTGGTCACCTGGGGCGTGTTCAAGAAGGCGACGGAACGCAACGAGATGGAAATCGAACTGCTCAGGAAGTCCCTGGGCGAGATGCATAACGTGATGTCCGACGTGCGCGAGCGCGTGGCCAGGATCGAAGGGAAGCTCGAGAGCGACCACTGATCCCGGAGGCGCCGTGGCACTTTGGGAGATTCGAATCATCAATCAGGATCCGGTTCGGGTTGACGTCGAGGACGAGCGGAATTTGACCGAAGAGTACACTGCCTTCGACGACTACCACGAATCCCGCCGCTGGTGGAAGTTCTGGCGCCCCAAGCTGAGCCCGTACTGGCAGGTGACGGACGCTGTCGTACTACACAAAGACGCCATTGTCGGCGTCATGCCGCGCAAACCGAAGCTCACGAAGCAACCCATAGGGTTCCACGTAAGGGGATGACGTATGTGGCTAGTACTTGGTAAGCTCGTGATCCGGTCCCACCTGGCACTGCAAGCGGCGTTGGCCGTGGTGGCCGCCTGGGCCGTGAAGCACCAGAAGACGCTCTTGCCTATCGCGCTCGGCGTGGTGGCGACCTTGCTGGTCTTGGCGTTGCTCCGGTTGCCCAGCGACGAACCGGCGGGGCAGGGCAGCCTCGCGCAAGACATCGCGGTCTATCAGCAGAAGGCGGAAGCGGCCACCGCGTTTGCGGACTCGGTCGGAAAGGCCGCAGCCAAGCGGCAACAGGACGTCGCTCGGTTGGAGCGCGAAATCGCTCGGCTCAAAGGTCAGATCCCAGACCCGGAAGTGTCGGACAGCCTGCGAGCCGAGGCCGATAGCCTCTTCGCGGTGCTGTCCGATTCCGTTAAGGGGGCGTATCGCATCATCCCGGTGCAAAAGGCCGTCATCGTGCGCCAGGACAGCACGATTCGCGCGCAGGTCCGGGTGATCGCGAAGCAGGACACCGCGCTGGTCAAGAAGGACACGACCATCGTGGACCTCACGAGAAGTCGGGACAGCCTGGCCACTGTGCTTCGGCTCCGGCCCGAGCCTCCGAAGGAGGTCAAGCTACTCGGCATTTTCCCAGCGCCGAGTCGCAAGCAATCGGCGTTGTTTGGTGGTGTGGTAGGTGTGTTGGCGACAGCCTGGCTGCTCAAGTAGTTCACTGTAAGAAACCTCCGATCCGAGTCAATTCTATCGGACACTTTCGGAGGTTGTAGATGCTCAAGCAGCGTAAGAAATCTCGCAGGGAAATCGTGATCGCCACGGTGATCGGGTTGTCGATCACCTGCATCATGCTCGCGGTCAACGCCCTGGTCATCATGGTGGCCACGAATCTGGCTCTGGCGCCCTGGACGGCCACCCGGATTGGCTACTGGCCTGCGGTCGGTATGGCACTGCTGGTGATCGAGATCCGGGACCTCCTGGCGCCCAGGAAGGTGGACTAATGGGTCCCTGGATCTGCTTTGAGCCGCTGTATCCGGGCGTCGTGCCGCCTCAGCCCAGCACCGCGGAAGCGGCTGGACTGGACGCGGTGGCCTATCTCGAGGGCCGCACGATCCCGGTCTACATGAACGGCGGCAAGTCGATGACGCAGGAAGGCCCGGAGATCATGCTGTGGCAGGGCTGGCGGGCGGCGATCCCGCTCGGGTTCAAGGCCCGGCTGCCGCAGGACTACGAGATGCAGGTGCGGAGTCGCTCTGGGCTGGCGCTCAAGAAGGGGCTGATCTGCCTCAACTCGCCAGGTACGATCGACTCGGACTATCCGGGGGAGTGGATGGTCATCATGCAGAACACGACGGACGAGATGGTTACGATCCGGCACGGTGAGCGGATCGCTCAGCTGGTGCTCGCTCCCGTCGTTCGGCTGGACTGGAGAGAAGGGATCGTCACTCAAACTTCGGACCGCGTTGGCGGGTTCGGGAGTACGGGGGTCTGATATGAGCAAGGGGCTCTGGCAGCGACTGATGTGCTTCACAAGTGAAATGCACTTGCCGAGCCCCGACAGCTCCGATTTGGAGCAGGTGCACTGTCGTCACTGCGGGAACCGGATTCGGCAAGACCGCGACGGTGTCTGGTATTGCGTGCAGACCTGCGATGCCAGAGCCGTAGCCACCTTCCTCTTCTTCACGGCCGCAATCCTCGTAGCGACGAGCTTCATTCTATTCTTCTAGTGCGGTGGAGGTGGGGTATGGGCGTGTTTAAGGACGAGAAGGGGCAGCTCTCCGCTGCTCGTGTGTTTTTAGGGGTCTGGACGTTGATCGTGGTGTGGGCAGCCTACCACGGTCCGGCCGAACCCTTCTGGCCGTTAGCGGCCTCGGTCATGATCGGGCTGGTCTCCTGGGCGGCTGGGCCGCGGATCGCGCAGTACCTCGCCCCACAGGCGGGCGCTGCGGCCCGGGCGACGGCTGACGCCATCAAGGCCAAGATCCAGGCCCGGCGCAATCCCGACCTGGGCTTCGAGGAGACCCAGTGAAGACCCGCATCGGCGCGACGGCCGAGCAGTTCGTGGGCTGGGTCAAGGAAGCGACCGGCCAGAACGATGGTCCGTGGGTCGAGGCGATCCAGCGGGTGACCGGCAACAAGCGCGGTGACGCCTGGTGTGCGTCGTTTGTGACCACGGTGCTGGACATGGCCTACCGCGGCAAGAACCCGTTGGTTCGGAGTGCCAGCTGCGACGTGATGCTCGAGTACGCGCGCAAGAAGGGCTGGCTCCAGGACACGCCCCAGGTCGGCGACGTATTTCTCATTATGAAGACGCCGACCGACGCCGTGCACACCGGCGTCGTGACGGCTGTTGGTAAGGTTAGCTTTCGGACGATTGAAGGAAACACCAACAATGACGGCAGCCGTGACGGCTGGGGCGTCTTCGCCCGCGAGCGCAAGATCAAGGGCGTTAAGTTCATCAGACTGCCGGAGTAAGCATGGCGTTCACCCACAACTCGCTGGTCGCTGACCGCGAACCGGCCTGGCCCGACGTCGAGCGCACGAGCTTGCCGCGCGAAGCGTATGCCCGCACGGGCGACCCGGACATGAAGTCGAGCTGGGGCTACCCGCATCACTGGATCCAAGACGGCTCCCAGAAGAACGAAATGGGCATTTACACCAAAGGCACCATGTATTTGCATCGTCGTGGGCTGCAGGTGGCCTGGAACTACGCCATGGGCGCCGGGACCGGGGAGCGTGCGGAACGCGGCGTCGTGGCGCACCTGCGTGCCCATTTCCGGGAGCTGGGCATCCGGAAGGCGGACATCGAGCGGGCGACGTCCGTGCTGATCGACATGGACGCCCTTGACCAGGACCTCATCGACCATGGGTTCTTCACAGCGGAGCAGCTGGCGGATCCGGACCTCCGGGAACAGGTGGCCCGGCTCGTGCGGTAACGTCACCCTCGCGCGCGCGCGCACACGCGCGTATACTGGCGGGAGTCTAGGATGGTCCTAGGCTCCCGTTTTCAGTTCCCGGAAGATCCATATGAAGCAAATCACATCGGTCGGGGAGCACGGCGCGACGGTGGCCATTCTGCAGCGGGGGAAGAAGTACTCGATCCGCTGGAAGGACCGCGCGACGGGGAAGTACAAGATGGAAGCGACCGGCGTGAGCGTCCTGACCAAGGCCAAGGAAGCGGCCAAGGCCAAGGCCGACCAGCTGTACGCCGAGCTGCTGGAAGCGCCCAAGGACGGCCGTGCGACGTGGTTCGACGTGCTCAAGCACTTCGAGACGCACTACCTGCCCCTGGCCCCGGCCGGGGACCAGAAGGCCTTCGACATGCTCGCCCTGGACGTCTGGCGGGCATTCCTGCCCACCCACCAGGCCGTGGACACCCTGGAGAAGCACGTGCTGCTCAAGTTCATCGACCAGCGGCAGCAGGGTGCGATCAAGGTGGACGGTAGGAACCTGCGCCAGTGCCGGACCAGGGCGCCCGCCAAGGACCTGGAATGGCTGCGCCGGGCCGTCAACCTGGCGATCTCGGATGGGAAGCGGATCAGCCATAACCCGGTCACTAAGGTCGAGTTCCCGAAGGCCCCGCGCCCCAAGCGGCCCGCGGCGACCTGGGAGCGCTTCGAGACCGTTCGCCCACACTGCGACCAGTGCGGGCTCCAGGACCTGTTCGGCGGCTACATGGACCTGGCGGTGGGCTTGGGGTGGCGGGTCAGTGCCTTGATTTCGCTCCGGGTAAAAGACATTGACCGAACACCGCGGCCGGACGCTCCGAACGGACGCGTGCTTCGGCGCGAGGAGTTCGACAAGGAAGGCTACGAGACCTTCGTGCCGATCAGCGATTGGCTGGCGCCGCGCGTCAATGCGCTGCTGGCGAAGCGGAATACCCTGAAGGTGGTGAGCCAATGGCTCTTCCCCAAGGTCGCCAAGCCGAGCGAGCCGTGGACCAGGGACTACGTGAAGGAGCGGCTGGAGGTGGCCGAACGACGGGCCAAGCTCGAGCCGCTGGCGGGCGGCGACACGCACCCGTATCGGCGGATGTGGGCGAACATGCGCAAGCACCTGCCGCTCAAGGACGTCGCCTACGCAGGCTGCTGGAACGAGCGCACGCTGCTCGAACACTACCAGGCATCGGACGATGCCACCGTTCTGGACGTCATGAACGCGGGATTGCCGAGCTAATCATGAGATTCTGGCCTGACCCACTCGAAACCGAAGAAGTCATCTGGATACGACAAGAGGCTCGTCGCCTCGCCGGAAGTCACGGGATATACGACTACCTGGCAGAAGTGCTCAACATTGAACGGGGCATGAAATGCAGGCGGCTCACCACCAAGAAAGCGGTGTACGCCGCGGCCGTAGGCATATCGTTCAAGGAGCTGGATGTCCCGCCCGTCGACACGAACCCACACCTACGGCCCAACAAGCTCACCCGGAAGCAGGTGCGCGAGATCGTCCGATTGCTCGATCAGCGGGACCCGGTCATCCCGACGGGGGTGATCGCCAAGCAGTACGGCGTGAGCCAGGTCGCCATTTCCAAGATCAACACCCGCAGCAATCACGGCTGGGCGACCAAGGGTCAGAGCACGGAGCGGCGTTCGCGGCACCGGCAGGTGCTGCTGTCCATGGAAGACCGGCTCTGCATGCTGAGCTGCGCGGCACTACCCGGGTGGTGGCGCCGCGACGTGCTGGCTGAGATCTTTGGGTTGACGAGCGCCAACTGCGTCTCACACCGGCTGCGCTCGGCCAGACGAACACATGAGCGCAAGCGCCGCGCAAAGGGTAGTATGATGTCAGTTAAGGCCAATGCGGCCTGATAAGGGGTAGTATGCTATCAGTTAGCTGGTTGAGAACTGCTACAGAATTTGCTACACAATCGTTGGTGCAGTGTGTGTTTTTAGGGGTTTTTAGGTGTATCGTGAAGGGTACGCGGGGAGGAATAAACGAAATGACAAACGCTGTAAGTGATTGAAAACACTAGCCCTTAGGTGGGCTTCGGGGCGTTAGCTCAGCTGGGAGAGCGCGTGGTTTGCAAGCCCGCTAGGGGGTCTGCGAGCCACGCGCAACTGCTTCTAGAACACCAAGTTAGAGCACCGCCAAAAACACTGATACACTTTACTGATACACTTTCGGCCCGGAGCGTACGCAATACGCCACCGGGCCGCTTTCGTGGACAACTGGTCCGTCTTCGCGTCAAACGCCTGTTTGACCTGCAAGACGATTTCTGCCTGTGATATCCTTAAAGACTAATAATTACTTTCAACGTACTCGAACCCAGGTGATAGATGGCAGGCATCATTCGCCATTACGACGAAGCCACTGAGCTGTATACCGCGTCATTCTTCGGGAAGATGACATCCGAGGAATACGCGTCCGAACGAGCCCTCATGCACCAGGACCTGGAGCGCTACCAGCCCCACAGGTTCCTGATTGACTACACCCTGGGCCAGGTCGTGCTCACGCTCGAGAGCCTCAGGCGTCTTGCAGAGAACAAACGCCTACTTGAGCTGACGACGCATACCTGGGTTGCAGTCGTAGCGCCGACGGGGCACCGCCAAGGAACGACCACGACGTTCATTCACATGATTGGCGCAGGGCCCAACTTTGCCGTGTTCACCAGCATGGTCGACGCGAAACTGTGGCTGAATAGCCAGACCCCGCTGCGGCTGCAGCTGGCGCCGCCCAGGCCAATGCTGCGGATCTTTGGGAGCGTTGTGCTCGCGGTGGGATTAGCCAGCCTCGCCCCGTACCTCACCCTTCACTCCACCAAGAAGCCACTCAACAACGCCGTCGCCGCGATGATCAGCAAGGCGAGCAGGAAGTCGTAACGCTTCGGCGTTCTCGGCTCGCCCGGACCCAGCGTCACAAACCCCATTACACCTCGTCGTCCGGCTGGAAGCGGGCCTTGAGCTTGAGAAAGGTCTGGTAGGCCTGCCGTTCCCGCTCGCGACGTTCGTTACGCGCCGCTTCCCGGCTTGCCATGCGGGTGTTGAACTCCTCCTCGGTCTCGAGGTCCTGGTAGACGACCCAGGCCCGGACGTACTCCATGTCGGCGGTGTCCAGCTCGATCCGGGCGCTCCGGCCGTAGATCCCGGCCAATTCTTCCAGGTTCTCGGTGATCCGCTCAAGGCTACCCTGCAGCAGCCGGATCGCGATTTCCGACCGCCGTTCCACGGTCTTGTACTTGGACATTGTTAGTGGGGTGAAAGGAAGCGCTAGTGGAGGAGGCGGCCCAGGACCATACCAACCACCAGCAGAATGGCCAGCAGGGCCACCAGGCAGCCCGCACAGCCCATATCGTTGGGCAGCCTGGTCTTCCTACCCGGACGCCCGTACCAGCCCGTCAGAGCGCCCAGGAAGGCCAGGGTGACCAGGGAGGCCAGGACGGTGTCGAAGCCGACGTTTACCATGGGATGCAGTATTTCTCGCCCTTGAGCCAGGCGTCGATGTCCGCCTGGTTCTCAAGCTGGGCGCCAGACTGGACGATGTAGAACCGGCACTCCGGGCAGACCTCCTCGTAGGAGGCCACCCGGAGCCCTTCGCGGTCGAGCCGCGCGACCACGATCGACGTGTTCTCCTGGGCGTCCCACTGCTCGGAGATGTCGTGGCCGCAGCTGCCATAGATCCGGCCGATGCGCCTGCGCTTGGTGCCGAAGGTCCGGTCCATGTTCTCCAGGTACTGCTGGTAGTCGACCGAGAGCGGCCGGGGAGTATCGCCTTTGCCGCTCATTTCTTGCCCTCCAGCATCGCCTTGAGCTTCCGGCCGTAGGCCGCCTTGTAGCTGTCCACCGAGAAGCTGTTCTCGGTGCGCTCGATGATCAGCCGCAGGACGTCCGCTACCAGGTCGGGGTCTTCGTTGATACGCCATTCCATGGGACCCCAGTCCTCGAGGTCCACCACGATCAGCATGCGGCCCGCCAGCTGTAGCTTGACGTCCTCAGGCATCGAGGCCGCCCGGAATGAGCTGCAGGGCCCCGGAGCACAGCGACGCCAGCGCATTCTCCCATTCCACGCCGCGCGTGGAGAGCTGCTCGACCAGCGAATCGAAGTCGTTCAGGAAGTCAGTTTCCGTCTCGTAGCCGCCAAAGACCCAGTAGTCATGATCCGGATCACCCAGCGCGTCCCAGAGATAGACGAGGTCCCAGTAGGCGTTGGTGAGATCTTCGGCCGCATGCGTGATCTGGCTGTGCAGTTCAGCTTCCGTCATCGGTGTCCTTACGCGTTGGGGTTCTTGATGAGGACGTTGCCCCGGTACCCATGGTCCGGGACGTACATGGCTTCCGTCAGGTTGCGCTCCTTGATCACATCGAGCGTCGCGTGCTTCACGTCGGCCAGGAAATCGATGTCGTCGACCAGGATCCACTTGGCCCCAGAATCGAGCACCATGAGCAGGTCGTGGCGGCAGCCCTCGTAGGTGTGGTCGCCGTCGACGTGCACGAAGTCGAACGGGCCGTCCGGCAGGCGCTTCAGATACTGGCTGTTGTCGCCGTAGAACGTCGCCTTGACGTGCGGGTAGGCAGCAAGCGTGGTCCGGGCATGCTGGTAGAAGCCGACCACGCCGCCGTGATGGCCCTCGTCCGGGTCGATTCCGACGAACGTGGTGGCATTGGGGCTGCCCAGGAGGAACGCAGCCGCGGAGTACCCGGCCCGGACACCGATCTCGCAGATCGATGTGGGCTCGACGAAACGCGCCACCGCGTACTTGATGCGGTAGTACTCGGGCGTCATCGAGTCCGGCTGGTACGGGTCACCCGGCACCCAGTGCCGCAGCACCTCGTTCCAGTCCCACTCCGGGGTGTCGAGCATCTGGAGAACAGGCAGGGATTCCAGCATCAGTTCCACACCCGCTTCAAGGTGACCGAGAGAATGTTGGGAGAGCCGTCCGGCGAGCGCCGGATGGTGTCTTCCAGGTTGCTGAAGTGCAGCAGCTCGTAACCCGTGCTCTCCGCGAACTGCATCATGCTCTGCGGATTGAAGAACCAGAGATGCTCATTGGGACGGCGGTGCTTCCAGGTGTCGAACCAGTCGTCCGAGCGGTAATGGCACCAGGGCAGCGAGATCACCACGTACTTGGCCTTCAGGTCACGGATCACGTACGGGTCTTCGAAGTGTTCGAGCACGTCGAAGAACGTGACCACGTCGACCGGCTTGCTCATCCAGTCCTCGGCGAACGTCACACCCGGCGGGACCGGGTAGCCGCTCACGTCAAAGCCGTAGCAATTCGGGATGATCCGGGTGCACGTCTCCAGGAAAGCGCCGTTGCCGTAGCCCACGTCGATGATGCTCTCGGGAATCCGCCCGATCGCGCCCACGATGTAGCCGAGCCGGAGGTGGCTCATCCAGGCATTCAGGTCGCCGTACGTGTTGTAGCGCGCGTCCACGTACTCGGTGTCGTACGTGAAGGGCTCGCGGGACAGCTGATAGATGACGCCGTCCTGGTTGACGTCGTAGTTGGGCAGCATGTGGGCGGGGTTAAAGGACAGAAACGAATCGGCGAACGTGATCGTCGGTGTAGCCGTCGAACGTGGTGGCCACGGTGTTTCGGCGGAGAATACCGAAGAGCCACTCGTCGATCATCCCATTCGGCGAATGGGCTTCGAGCACGGTCTGCGGGTAGAGCAGCAGCTGCGGCTTTTCTTCAATCCACCCGAGCAGGCAGGGCGAGCTGTGGGCGGTGACCACGCCTGCCGCGTTCTGGATCAGCATGCCCGTTCCGGGGACCGACAACCGGTCCACCAGGTTCACGACGCCTGCCCGGTCATCCCACTGGTATTCCTCCCGCCAGTCACTCCGGTCATCCAGCGGCCGGTCATAGGAGCGGCCGATCATCACGAGCGGCAGCTGTGCCTCCGCATGCAGCGCGGGCAAGACCCTGGTCACCAGCAGGTCTCTCGGAATGAACCGATCCGGGGTGCCAGCACTCGGGGCCACCACCAGGTAGCGGGTGCCGACCAAGGGCTCCAGCACCTGCAGGTCCTCCGGGGACGGATAGTACGTGACCACGCTGTCCCGTTCCGGGTGCTTAACGTTCATCCCGGCTGGAGGCATCCCGTGCCGCTGCCGCATCTCCGCGTCCTGGGCCGGGCTCCAGTAGCCAAGGTCGTGGACTGTGATGCGCTCCCGGTTCGGGTGCCACGCGAACAGCTCCTTGGCGAACGGGTTGTGCGTGATCAGGTAGACGTCGGCCGTGGCGTCCGGCTCCATGTCCCGCAGCACGTTGTAGGTGCCGCGGAAGTAGAGCTGGCGGAAGATGTCCCCCAGCCCACCGCCGAACTCCAGCTGGTAGTGGTTAGACATCCACCCGCTCGAGCCGCTTCTTCAGCTTGGCGCCGTTCTGCAGGTCGGCCCCGGAGACGTCAAAGACCTTCTTGCCGTCCTTGAGGGCGACCAGCGTCGGTACAGTCATGAGCCCGAGCGGGGTGATGAACCGCTCGCCTTCCGGTTCCCGGACGTTCAACCAGGAAACCTTGAGATTCAGGTCCTTGGCGACCTGTTCGACAATGGGCTTGGCGGCCTTACAGGGCGCGCAGTGGTCTTTCCAGAAGTACAGGAGTTCCATGAGTAGGTTGGTGAAAAGAAGGTGCCTCTTCAGTAATTGACCGAAGAGGCACCGTTCTTACAGGGTCGTCCCGACCAGGCGGGTCAGCTCGGGCCCGCCACCCGTCTTATTGGGTCGTAACCGTACTCGAGCCAAGCACGCATCCACAGATGCCGGAGCCGCCATTCTTCGGGTTACAGGAGCACGTGTCGTAGTGCGACGTGCCGCCGGTGCTATTGACCGGGTAGCTTCTGAACGGCTGCGGGTAGTGCGGTCCGTGCCCGTCAGGGATCGGCGGCGGGGGCGGCCGATACAGCTCGCGCAGCCCGCAGAAGCAGCACACCCGCGGGGTCATCGGCGGCCAGACGGTGATGGTGTAGGTGTACGTGCTGTCCGTGTGCCAGCAGTGCTGGCACGGGGCGGCAGCGTTGTCCATGGGTCCGTTGTCCGTCATGGCGCGTCCGACTGGTTCTCGGGACGAGACGCCATGGCCTTCTTGGCGAAGAAGGAGGCTTCCTCGAGCTTGGTGCGCACGATCGACATCTCGCGACCGTCGACACCACAGACGGACTCGAGATCATTAAGGAAGGCGGTGAATAGGTACGCCAGCTCGCGCGCCTTTGCGATGCCGGGACCGTTCAGGATGTGGACGGCGAATTCACTGCGGATCGGGACGGTCTGCGACGCTTCATTCATTGGGTGTGTCTTGGTTAGTGGTGTCCTGCAACTTGCGGCGCACACTCACGCGCTCGCTCTTTCGCTTGTCCTTCGCCCGCTGGTGCTTGTGCGGCTTGCAGAGCAGGCAGCCAGCACGACTGGACTTGGGCTTCTTGCGCTTGTGGTGGGCCATACCTACTGCACCGTTTCGTACGTCGCCTCGAAGATCTGCGGCTTGCACGGATAGAACTCGCCCTCAATCCCGCGAACGATGTAGTCGCCCGGCTGGGCCCACATCGTGCCTTCGAGGGTTTCAATGCTGAGCGACGTGCGAGTCTCGCCGGTGTCGTAGGTGATGGAGACACTGCCGCAGGGTTGCCCACCGCGGGCGACGATCCAGTCATTGACGGCCTGAATGGTCCCGTCACCGACGTACTGCAGGGCTTCGATCACGACCGGCTTCTTGCGATAGTGGGGCATGGACTAGCGGACCTTCACGCAAGACATCGACGTCGACCAGGTGTAGCACACCACGCCATCCGCCGGAAAGGGATGTACCCGCACAGTGGACACCGCGACCGTGGCAATACGACCGCACCCGGCCAGCAGCGGTACTAGGACCAGGGCACCAACCAGCAACAGCTTCTTCGACATGGGATGTGGGTTAGGGTAGAAAAGACAGCGCCTCTTCAGGAATGACTGAAGAGGCGCTGTTCTTACAACTAGATGACACAACCGTCGTTGCTACAGTACTTCTCCTGCTCGGCCGCCTCGTGCGTGGACCCGAAGTGGAGCTGGCCCAGCGCATCGACTCGGCGCTGGTACTCCGCCTCATCGATTCCCTCGTACGGCATCTGCGGATACGCTCCGGCCTCGAACTTGGGCAGGAACGACACGCCCTTCAGCTGGTACTGGAAGTAATCAAGCGCGTGGCTGATCTGCGCACCTTCGGTCTTGGGATCGAAGGTGATAGTCGCCGACACCTGGTTGTCCGCCCAGTACTTCTGGAGGAACGCGGCCATCGAGAGCTGCTCCCACATCGACACCTGGCTGGTGGTACGCAGCGGCTCGTGGATCTTGACCGGGATCTCGACCACGAGCGTCGAGTCTTCGCTGCCGAACGCGGGCTCGAGCGGGTAGCCCGCAGCCCGAAGCGGCTCGATCAAGTCCGAGAACTTGGAGAGCCGCATGCGACGGATGTAGGTCGTCGCCTCCGGCCAGTGCATGCCCGGGGTGGCCCCGGCCAGCAGCGACACGGAACCCGACGGCTTGACGGACGTCACCTTTACCGACTTCGGAATGGTGAGCCAGTCCGAGTACACGTCGTCGTAGTAGCGAACCGTCTTGTAACCCACCTCACACCACTGGCGGTACTGCTCGATGCCGAACTTGGCGACCGCCTGCTGAATCCCCGACTGCGAGAGCCCGATGCGGCGGTTGCGGAGCAGCACCCGGTTGGTCCGCGCCCAGGGCGTCTTGCCGAGGGTCACGGTCTTGCCGTAGAGGTACGCGAACTTGAGGGTCCGCTTGTAGTCTTCCAGGTCCGTGTGGTTGGCCGGGAAGGTCTCGACCAGGCAGCACAGCTCGTAGCTCTCGAGCGACTGCTCGACGCACGGGTTGGCCCCCGCCACGCGCTTGTCCTTGAAGTCCGGCGCATCACCCATGCGGCCGTAGTCGCGCATGTTGTCGAGCCACGCATATCCCGGCTCGCCGTTGAGCGCCACGCGCTCCGCCGACGGGCCGTAGTCCATGCCCAGCTCGGCGAAGATCGAGTTGTTGCTCGTCCAGCCGTACTCGGCGCGGTGCGGGTTGACCTCGTAGTTCTTGAGGTCGAGGAACTCCTCGCTGGTCGGCTCACCGAACGCGATCTCGGCCGTGCGGCGGACGTTGCCCGCCACCACGCACTTCCCGATCAGGTTCTGGATGTCGACAATGTTCGTCACCGAGATCGGCTTGCCAGCCGCCGCGTTCAGCACGCCCCGAATGGCGTCGTGCATCTGCTTGAGCGGCTCGTAGCCCGACGCGACACCACCGAAGCCCTTGATGGGCTCGCCAGCCGCACGAATCAGCGAGTAGTCAAACTCGACCGGCCCCGAGCCCGCCACGAAGTAGGACTCGAGCAGCACCTTGAGCGACTCGACCCAGCCCTCGCGGGTGTCGGGAATCTGGAACAGCACGGGCTGCCCGGTGGGCGCGTTAACCGTCAGCTTACCGGCACCCTTGGTGTCGAAGCCGACGCCGATGCCGAGCATCGAGGCGTCCATGAGGAACGTGAACGGATCGGCCAGGTCCTTCTCCAGGTTCACCGTGGAGACGAAGGCGCAGTTGTTGAGGGCCGCATAGAGGTCCTTGTCCATGGTCAGGCTGGACCCCATGGCCCAGAGTCCCCGACCAGGCGGCAGGAACTTCATGTTCCAAATGCGGTCGAACATTTCCTGGGCCGAGCGCTGCGCCTTGCGGTCGCTCCAGCCGAGGTTGTGCTCGTTGATCCAGCGCTTCTGCATGGTGTAGGTGCCCTCGACGACACGGCGCACCGTCTCATGCCACTGCTCCTGGGTCCCGTCCTCCTTGAGTCTCGAATAGGTACGAAGGTAGACCAGCTCGCCGAGGCCGTTAAAGCCGAAGGGCGGGGTCTTAGAGGCGTAAGATTCCACAAAGGAATCCACAAGCTTGAACATGACTTCCTTGCGATTCATTGAGTTTTCCTCCCGTTGGGCACAGTAGGTCGCCAACGGGGGTGGTTTACGAATTGGGGTGGACAGCTACGACGGGGTCAGGTTTCGAGCAGGACAGCCAGCAGATCTTCGGGGGAGACGTCAATCAACTCGGCCAGCACTTCGACCGCTTCGAGTGCCCTGGCGTGGTGCTTGTCCGCGGCCTCGGCCACGGTCTCCGGCGTCACGGACTCGAGCAGCTGCGTGTCCTGCTTGATGTCGTTGACGACTTCCGCGAGAGCATTGAGACTCTCGATGTATTCGGGGTCCGACACCAGCCCCCACCAGTCGTCTTCGGTCGGAAACCGCCGCGCCAACGCAGCACCCACGATCAGGGTGCTGCGAAGGCGAGACAGCTCCATGGTGGCCGCGAGCGCGGCGTACGTCAGCTGCGGCTCAGTCGACACGGATTAGAACGGGAACGCGGAGTCGTCGTCCTCGTCCTGGAACTCGTCCGCGACCGCCGTCGGAGCCGCCGCGGGCTTCTTGGCGCCAGCCGCCGCCTTGGTCGGGGCCGCCTTCTTCGCACCCGAGCCCGCCTCAGCCGCCGAGAGCGACTGGTAGGCCTTGGTGGCCTCGTCGATCAGCCACTTGCGGAAGCCCCACGCCGCCTGCGTCGGCGAACGAGTGTCCGGCTTCTCCGGGTTGGCGCCCTTCTCCATGAAAAGGTCGACGATGTTGTCGTAGACCTTGTAGCCGTTATCGTCCATCACGGCCTCGCCCTCCTTGGTCAGCCGCTGCTTCGACGGGAACGACACGAAGTTGCCCGAGCCATCGTTCTTCTGCTTGAGCCAGCAGCCGCGCACATCGACGACACCAACGAACGACCCGTTCTCCTCGTACCCGATCGCCAGGTCGAAGACCATGAGCGAGTTACGGGAGACCGCCTTGCAGTTGTGAACCTTGAAACGCAACGACTTCGCCATACGGAAAACCTCGAGGGATGAAGTGGACCTGCCTAGAAATTGACGGAGAGAACGGGAACCTTACACGATGAGTGCGTAGCTGCCGTTACTGATCGTGATAGTGGTGCTGTTGGAGTACGTGAAGGCGTACGAGGTGGAATACCAATTGGTGGTGTAGGTGCTCACCGGCTTGGGCGGCTCCGGCTCCGCTTCCAGCTTCGGCAGCAGAAGCGCCATCACGTCATCGTGCACGTCCTTCATTCGACGCTCTCTTCGGCCGGACGGGCCATCTCTGCCGCATGCCACTCCCGCACCGACGCGAGCGCCGCCGCCATGTTCGGGAAGTCGTGCAGTCGGCTCGGCCCGAAGACGTACGAGTAGACGCTCACGGTCGGCTCGTTCCGCCCGGCCCTGAAGTCGAAGTAGGTGGGCCAGTGCACCGACACCGCTCCTTCACTCGACTTGCAATAGCCGTCGGTCGTCGCGAAGTAGTGGTCGTACGCTTCCTTGAGCAGCCGCTGGATCTCCGCGACTCCGGCAGCGATATCGGTGGGCTCAGGGGGATTCATGGCACCGAACAGGGCATCCTTGAGCCAGCTCATGTCCACGTGGACGGTCTGCGTCGGGGGCTTGGTTTCGTCAGTCATCATTCCTCCGCTTTGGCGCGTTCCTGCTCGGGGAAGCACGCCGTGTTGTAGAAGGCGCAGTTCTTACAGAGCCACGACTTGTCTGCGGGCACGACGTCCGGGACCTCGCGCAGGTTGAGCGCGCGGTACCAGCTGAGCGCCCGAGGCCGGATGTAGTCTTCGATCTCCTGCATCGTCCACACGGGCACGTTGTCCAGGTCGTACAGCGTGACCTTGCCGCGCTCCTTATGGGCAATCCGGCCGCCGCTCACCGGGTGCGACATCATGGCGATGCCCTGGATGTAGAGCCGGGTCGGCGACGGGAAGGTCTTGCCCCTGAGCTTCTTGAGCCCATGGGTCTCGAAGGCCTGGTGCACTTCGTCCGGAATCGGGGTGCGGCCGATCAGGAAGCGGTAGATGTTGAGCTGAGCAATCCAGGAGTCCTGCAGGTTCTTACTGTACGTCCCCGGCGTCGAGCCCTTGATCATCATCTCGACTTTCTTGTCGGCCATCGACTTACAGTCCACCAGGGTGCGCGTCACCGGGTTGTAGGCGTCGCACGTGCCGCGAACGGTGATCGTCAAGTCCTTGGACGAGTCGTAGTCGCCAGTGAACTGTCCATGCTCGTCGAAGACCGGGGCAGGGAGCGGATAGGCGAGGTTGGTCGCCATCCGGATCTCCTGCAGCCAGCCAAAGGGCTCGATGATGTCCGCTGCGCCTTCGACGATCGAGTGGGCATGGGTGCCGCGGAACGGCCAGTAGCGCTTCTGCGGCAGGTCGTAGAAGTCCTCGTACCGCTCGAACATCACCTGGCGGGCGCAGCCACTCCCGGCCAGCATCGAGGCCGAGATGTAGTCGCCCTGGTGGTAGTTCCCGGTATCCGACTTCCACATGGCCGCGAGCAGCGGGGCGGTCACGCACGGCGTCTTGCACTGCGTCAGGCAGTAGTTGACCTCGTTCTGGCGTCCCGGCTCTTCACCACCAGGCGGGCAGACATAGCCAATCAGCGGCATCTCAGTATTCCTCTCGCACAGCGATGGTCTGGAACAACGAGGGGTTGACCAGCTTGGGCTCGCCCGTGGTCGTGTGGACGACGAATTCGCGGTCCGTGCCGACCGCCTCGTCGATCATGCGCAAGACCTCGGCGAAATCGTGGTGCCGGGAGAGTTCCATGACTTCGACGGTGTTGGGGCGGGGCGGCTTGGAGAGCGTACGAAGGCGAAGCGTGAGCGTCACACCACCTCCACGGCGAGGTGATGCCAGCGCGGGGAAAGAAGGCGCTGGGCCTTCTTCTTCGCCCGGTGGATGGCGACGTCGATGTAGCGGATGGCGCGGGTCAGGCCGTCCTCGGTCTGGTACCGGGGGTCCTTCTTGACGAACTCCTGGGCGAGGTTCGCCGTCGTTTCACCGTCGCGGTAGCGGCGAATGAGCCACACAACTTCCTGCGGCTTGAGGTGCCGTGCCAACTCCATCGTGAGTTCCGTCTCGGAGAGTTCGAAGTCGGTCTGCTGCTCGAAGTCGTAGTAGTGCTCCGAGGCGTCGCGCGGGTAGAGCGACAGCCCATCGTTCTCCTGGCTGCTCTGCAGGTTGGACTCGACCTGCTTTAGGTCTTCCAGGGCCACGCTGGTCCAGGCGTCCCACTGCAGCTCCTTCACCTGGCTGCCGGTGAGCCGCTGCCGAGTGCGCATGAGCCGGTCGTAGACGTCGCTCTGGCTGCCGAGCGTCAAGGTCTGCAGGTGGGAGAGCGTCCGACGGAACAGGTCCTTCGAGGTCCAGTCGAACGTGTCCGGGGCATCGACCGAGCCGCCCATGTCGGCGAAAGCAAGGAACGCCGCCACCGCGCCGTAGTGACGCCACTGCTCTGTGGTCATGCACTGTTCCAGGTGCATGTTGACCTGGCGCTGCACGAAGCCACTGAATCCACAGGCGCGCGAACCAAGCGCCTGGCACTGCTGAGTCAAACGTGTTTCCGCGTCGATCACGAGTGACCTCTTTGGTTAAGGGTCACGCATGATTACCCAGTGTTTGTGTACGGCAAAGGTCCAGTTGGTTCCAGTTTATGCCAACTTGGTGGGGCGCTAACTGTTGCAGTTACACAAAGTTACAGCAAATAGCGCTATCGGCTCATGGCAATGCCAACTTGGTGGTTTCAGTAGTCGATTTCGTGGGTGTATTCGGGCGGAGGTGTGCGAGGTTCTGCGAACACTGGTGGCTTCCACCGCGCAGAAAAAAAAGCAGCCGAGGCGCGCACGGGCAGCTCGGCTACTGATTCAGTTGTAAGACGACGGGCCGCTACTATGCCGCTTCGGTCCCCGGATCCCCAGTGGAGAATACGTTTCGGGCGATCTGGTAGATATCATCCCGCGAAGCCTTACGGATGCGGTTGACCGACATGCCGTACCGGTTGTTGCAGCTGCGATTCAGGTGCCTGGCCGAATCGAATCCGAAGTGTCTGGCGACACGCCCGGGAGTCCACACGTTAATGTCCAAGATGTGCTTGAGGACCAACAGCCGCGTTGCACTCAAAATCGATTCCGGCGAATGGAAATTGTGACGCTTGCATTCTTCCCACAGCAGACGGCGCTTGTACGCGGCGCTGTGGGCCTTGCCGAAGTAAATCTTCTCCGCCAACGTCTTGACGCTCGCCGAACTGCTGTGTTCAAGGAACCGGGCAAGAAACTCGCCGCTCTCACCCGTAGGCACATGCTGCGCTAGCTCCCGGTGCACCCGCGATACCAAGTCAAAGTTGCCGAGTTCGGCGATCCGCTGTGTCCAGAATGCGGCAGTCGCCGCGTTACTGGCCGGATGCAACGAATACACACCGGCCTTACCAAGCTGAAAGTACACGTGCTGGTCGGCAGGAAGCACCGACGGTGCGGCGATGACGTCCACGTGCACGAACGGATGGATTGCCAGTTGCGTGCTGATGACTTGCAGTGCCTGTGCGGCCGAACAGCTGGCGAGGTCGAACACGACAATGGTGGAAATGCCAAAGTCACGCACAACGCCGTCCAAGTCTTTTGCGTTGCGAGTCGCAATGGCGACCTCGTGTACCCGCTCCGCCTCCAAGATACCCTGCGCCACGGCCTGCTGAATGGCCGGGCGCAGCTTACACGT